ATAAGTTATTGATTTACAGACGATTAAATATTAATTTAACGCAGTATTGATTAATTAAACATTATACCAAAACACCCTTTCATAATAAAGTCCTCCCCTTACCTCATACCGGATAGCGTCTGATTCTTTGCAAAGCTGACGGATTCGCATATACAAGCGTTTGTCCAGCTCTTCTTCAAACAAAAGAGACAATTCCTTCCAATTGTCAACAACTGGTGTAAACCAAGGATACTGCACCTTCACAGCTTGTAGCTCATCCAAGGTTACGTGTCCGTATTCTACCATGTCATAGCATCTACGGAAGTCACTATTGTCTTTAGGAATATTCAAATCTTTCTTTCGCTTTACACCCATCAATGCACTCCACATAGTCATTGAAGAGATACCTGTATCACAAGTGGCTACCCACTCTATCATTCTTTGCTTGTTCATCTTCTTTTATATTAATCACGCTAAGTCTCTTTATTAACTCTTCACATGCTTCTTTAGTTAAGATGCACTTCTTGGAATCTTTAATACCAATAATCTGTTCACGAATATCAGCATCCATGTCGTACACCTCCTGTAGTTTTTTCTGAAACTCAATTACGTCTTCGTTGGTGAGTTTACCTTTCTTCTCAACAATTTTATTTGTTATATTCTTATAAACACATTCGAGTTCAGAACATAAACGAGCTTCTAACTTCATCATTATTGCGTGTACAAAAGTATCATAAAGTCTTTCCATCTTGTATTTCCTCCAAAAGTCTTTTGATTTCCTCGTTATCTTTATTCTCAATGCGAGCCTTTAAGATACTCTTGAAAGCGGCATCCATTGCCTCGTATCTACTGGAATATTCCTTACCATCCGTATGACACAAGCCTTCCTCTACACACCATGATGTAGTTTGCCAACAGAACTTTCCTTTCGAGACATTTGCGACACAAATATAATAACCGAAATGCTCTAAAAGCCAATCAAGCACCATATCATAGCTTGGAGCTGATATTGCCGGATGCTTACTATTCAACTTTAAGGCAGCAGAAAACTCAATATTGGATTTCTCCCACTCGGAATTTGAGTAAGCAATATAACTGCCATAATGCTCACTATATTTTCCACCCTTACGAACACCACCCTTTGCTGTCCAAGGGCTGGCGTAAGCCCAAAATTCGGCTATCTTCTCATCATAGCCGACCTCCTTCAGAAGCTTGGCTATTTCAAAGGGAACTACCTTTGGTTTTATCGTCTGTTTATTAGCCATTATCCAACTTTTTAATATCTTGCCAATGCGTTACTGGCATCAACATGTAATTACAAAACTTATACTCTGCGGTTATTACTGACGGGTTATTACTTCGATGACAAAACCAAATTTCCTTATTCTCTTCATTAGTAACAAGAACTTCTTCTTCAAACTCCGGCAAACGCTCCTTTACAGAAATCCAATCAGACTTATCCGCTTCATCATATGCTTGTTCTAGCAAAGGAAGAACCTTATCCAAGTCTTCGAAATCTGGTACGACTTCATTCACTCGCAAGATTGCTAGACCTAACAAGCTCTTAATCTTTTTTCTGTCCATTGCTCTTCTCGGTTTGTTTCTCTAAGTCTTTTAAATCTACCTTCTCAAATCGAGGAACTGGCTTACCATCTACCTCAACATTACCAAAGAACATTTCCTTTGGTCGCACCCAAACTTCATGCTGTCCGCACACTGCTTGATACGCAACCTTAGCTTCAGAAGTCTCGCTATCAGTAACCTCACCAAGGTACACATAGAAATTGCCCTTATAGTGTCGGTAAATCGGCTTACTGAATCCACCATGCAGCCAATCGGCTTTGCCGTTGATTTTCACGTACTCCCTTACCGCATCGCACTTACAGGACTTATTCAGCTCTTCTACCCAATCAAAGAAAGCTTGTTTGTCCTTGATCTCTTCACTTGATACCATGAAGAGATAAGTGCAAAGAAGCATCTTACCTGCATCAGTATCATATTTCTTGTTCACCTCTTCAGCTAATTGCATCATAGGTGTATCTAAGCGATAATTCCAACTCATAATCTATCCTTTCTTACTTTTTAAATTTGCCAAATCCTCTTTCAAACGTAGATGGAAATTATCTTCTCCATCATCACCGGAAAGAAGCCAATCAATTCTTTGGGCATAAACCTGAGCTTTCTTCAGAAGTTCAATACCCTTTTTGAATTCCTTGATAGTCTCTTTAGATAAGCCATATCTGTTAGGCATCGTATGATGATGCTTTCTAACATACTTGTCTTCATCCTCCTCCAACCATCGGTCTTCGAGAAAGCATCTTTCGTCTTCCTCATCCAACGGATGACCATCAACATAATCTTCTATCTTTGTATATATGTCAGCAATCCTATACTGAGCATAATCAAAACGTCCTCCACTCATAGACTTTTAACTTCAAACTTGAACTTACTTCAACGCAGTCAACCTCGCTTCTAGCTGTTGGATGATGTTATCTATAGTCTTTCCCCTATAATCAATAGCAATATCTTCCAGCACCTCAATCTGAGCCGCAATTTTTAATCTTTCTCTTACTACTGTCATAATCAAACTTGTTTATTATGATGCCGTGCTTGCAAAGTTGTAATGCACGATATAAACATAACCGCCATACATCTTTCCGATTGTTACTTCAACGAAATCAAAGATAATGTCGCCATCCATCTTGTAAGAAATCAAAGGCTCAGTTGGGAATGCATGGTGTTCTGTGTTGAAACGATACACTTCTTGTGATAGTAACTGCTTGAATACATCAACCTCACCATCCTTTGAAAAAACACCTTTAAACTCATCTTCATTGTCAATTGCAACAACTACTCCAAGTTCACTTCTGACACATACACCTTCATTTCTACCACTTTGTTCTTTATACAAGACGGGTAATGTGTAAACACCTCTTGATTCTTCCATATGCTTATTCTTAATTTGTATTTTGTTTTTATCCTTCAAGTTGCCTGCATTGAGCTAAGTCTATTGCATACGCCCAACGCTTAGGAACAAAAGACATCGTAGGTACGAACCTATCCGCACGCTCAACACATACATCTTGCGTCCGGTAAATCAATCCGTCTGAGCCTTTTACCTGCAACTCTACTAGAATTGTATGGTCTAGCATCGGGAACTTATCAATATCATGCCAGACTTCACCGCCTTCAATAAATGAAGGCTTAACATGATTAATCTTTTTTGCCATCACTTACCACAAATAAATGGGTTAGACTTATATTCGTTCTCAATAGTCTCACGGCTACCGAAGCACCACAAATCCTTGGATAGCTCCTTGTGCAACCTTGAAGACTTAATATAATAGCCATTGTTGACATCGTAATGCTTACGTACCATGATATTGTCGTTTACCACTCCAGTCTCATCATCTGTGATAACATAGAACAAACGCCCATCGCTGAATGCTTTCAAGCCTTTGTACACTCCATTAGAGACAACCATCTTTTCATAGCCGTTCGTCTCCCAGTTGGCATAATCCCAAATGGTTTCCAAATCATCATCATTCAGAAGATTATTATCCGTGATAACCTTGCCGATAACCTTGAATTTGCCATCTTGCATCATTGCCTCAACGACAAATTCATCGGCAGCGTTGAAATCGCTAATCTCTATGGGTCTCATAATACTTATGCTTTATATTCTCGTAAATCACTCTCTTTGCAGCCTTTGCTCTTCTGTTATTATCAGAAAATACATCATCATACAAAGACATATCTTCACTCTCAAAAGCCACATGCTCACCTTTGTAGCAAGCATCAAAGCGGCATCCTTTTTCGGACTTAGCCGCAGTAAACTTTATCTTACCAAACTTAATCTGCATAAGCCCTATCCTAGAAAAAATATTAATGATACTATTTCAAGAGCAAACAAAAGCGTTAATGCATTCTCAATCGTGAATACCTTTTTCATTTTTTCAATACAGTTTTACGTGTGTCTCACGTTCTTAATTTATATTATAAGGGGATTTTGGATCCCCTTTGTGTTCTTACTTCAAAACTCGATAAGTTTTATCGAAATCATTAAAACTCTTTAAGTAACCTTTCTCGGTCAAAGAGTTTAATATTTCTTTCAACTCATCCTTGGTATTATCCAAATCGAAATCATACAAATCTGCAAAAGTGAAGTACTTATTACCTCCGATTACGTCAGCCATCACTCCGATGTTGCCATAAACCATTGTCTCTTTCTTACTCAATCTAGTATTCATAACGAATCACAGTTTTTACGGTGTGTCTCACCTTTTAAAATTAGTAACCTTGTTTCTTAATTACGATGCAAAGATACAAAGAATATTTGAAACATGCAAATTATTTAATGTATTTCTTTTATATTTTAACGCTTATTATATATGTAGGCACAAAATTAACTTTCTGTAGCAGAAAAAGCCAAAGAATCCACCATTTCGTTATACATATTACCTCTATGAGCCTTAACCCAATGGTATCTTATCACCTTGCCTTTCGCTACCTTATTATATATAGGCTGTAAGTCTCCTAACTTGCAAGCCTGTATTCTCTCTATAGCCACTTGGCAATCCACATATACATCAACAGAACACAAAGGAGGGCAATCACCCAATGCTTGAATGACCGCCCTTATTTCGGCTCTCACCGAATCGTTCACTTTGGCTGTGATAAATGTATATTTCCCACTATTGATAATCGCTCCCTTATGAAGCACAAGCCAACCGCAACCACACTTGTTGTTCTTACTAGAGCCATCAGCATACACTTCATAGCGCACACCTTTAGCCTCATCAACAATCATCTGAGCAACAACCTCCAAAGAGTCATTGCTCATCACATTGGCTATTTGCTTGGCTTTCTTCTTCATAAGCGATTAAATCAAACCTCGTTCCTTGAACTCATTCATCAATGGGGTTGCCAAGACCTCAATATCTGGATGAGGCTTTCCAGTAGTTCCTTTTGATCGCAAATCGAAGAAATGAAGCCAATCACTCACGAATGCGGTATGAATCAACTCCGTGTTGGTATCAAGAGGAAGAACAGTTCTCGCATCTTGTGGCTTTAAACCATCATCCTTAACCAAAGACAAATACATCATTTCACATACTCTATTGGCAAACCACCATTTTTCTACCGGACTCCAATGCTCATAACTACCGATGTTCTTTGATAGGTCAACAAATGTTCCACCATCAAAAGACGATGGATTAACCGCATCATCTTCACCAACCCACTTTGGTTTGTTGATAGCAATCTCGCCTCCGAACTTATCCTTACTATAGTTGCAATATCTAGTGCTTTGTTCCGCTACGGAATCTACACGATGTCTGTTAGCCTCTCTACTTACCGCAATCTGAGTAGTAAAGCGGACGGTTATTCGCTTCTCATGCCATTCCGTAGGCTCGCAGATATAGTCCAAATCCTCAAACCAATTATTTTCAACTATCACTCTGTAGTTGGTTGTGATATAGTAATCGTTACCTATCTGCATCACCTTTGAATATTTGTTCTCACGATAGTGCTTGACCAATAAAGACTCCGGCACAAAAAATCCTTCTTCATAGGCTACATGGAGGTAAATCGTTCCATGCTCACACATGGCAAGATGGTTGCTGCTTACCATACGCTCAACGAAAGGCTTTGCACTGTCTTTGTCTATCTTCATACTTGACGCATAGCAAGTGCGACCGCATAACTCTATCTGCTTGTAAACTCCATCCATACCCTCACCTTGGGATAGGATTTCATATTTTGGTTCTAATATCTTCATGTCCTTATAAGTTTTGAAATTCGACCACAAAGATAACTATTATATTCCACTCTACCAAAAATTAGCACTCAGTTTAACAACACTTATCTATATTGTGAAAAACAAAAACTATCACCATAAAAAAAAGAGGAGAGTGCATCACGCATTCCCCTCTTACTTTAACATGGCACATATTAAGTTTACAATCTACTCATTTTATCTTTCAATTCGTGTATATCATTGAATGCTTGCAACATAGGCTTATGCCATCGCTCTTGTCGCTCATCAATCGACTGCAAGTACATCAGACTTTGGGCAAGAATAGTTCTTCCCTCATCAACAGCTAACCAAATGTTACCTACATTACCCATAATAGTATTCACGCTAGCTGTTAGTAAGCTACCCTCTGCGCCACCATCACGAGCCGCAATAGCATCCAACTTGGTATTTATGAGCTTTGTTTCCTCATACGTTCCCTCTGTGGCAATTTGTACCGCAGTGAAACGACCATTCAACTCTTCTCCTGTATCTTGGCTCATTGATTCAAAAGAACCGGAAGAAGCGGACTGCTCGTAAGATTGCTTGTAACCCGTAATATCAGCAATATTATCACGAATAGCCAAACCCTCTTGAACTATCTTATCATACTCTTCTTTAAGATTATTCAATTCGGTTGGCGTGAGCTGCCTTCCTCCATTTTCCTTCATCTTGTTTGCCCAGCTCTCATAAAGAGGCTTAAGCTTTTTATTCATAAGGTCTCCCAAAGCGAAGTTAAGCATCGACTGGTTGAGCATTGTAGTGAAGTCATTAGAAAAATCCTTTGCAGACTTACTCATATCCATAAGATTGTTTATGAAGTCACTCTTCATCGAATCAAAGGTTGTTTGAGTCAAATTCTCATTGATTTGCTCCGTCAACTCCTCTAGTTTTCCCGCCAGTTCTGTATATTGCTCCCAATATTCCGTCTTATCATACTTGCCTTGGTCGGTCATGTTCTTCCATACATCCGCATTATGTGTACGAATATCAGCCATCTGCTCTGGAGTGAGCTTGTATATATCCTCCAAGGAATTGACCTTGTTTATCGAAGAATTAGTATAACCACCCCTTATCTTACTTTGCTCAGCCAAAGTCTTATTGATTGCCGCATAATCTTGTGCAGAAAGATTCCAATAAGAAGCATTTGAATGGTGTGCCCCATGATACCCCATCTGTGTTTTGAGAATATCCATCGTTTGGGTATTAACCTGCTTTTGGGCATCATAAGCAGCATTATAATTGCTGACTGCCGTATAACCGGAAGACTTGTCAATAGACTCTTTTAACTTATCAATGGAATACATCAATCTGTCATTGCTCTCGGTCAACTCTTCTGTTTTCTTCGCAACTTCTGCACCATTACCTCCACCAATACCGAACATCTTGCCCAACGAACCAATGGTTTTTATTCCATTCATAGCTGCGCCTATGTAGTTTCCGCTTGCAAAATCAGAAAAGGCTTGTGTTCCACTGTTCAATGCATCCATTCCGTTATTCACAGCTTTACCAAAGCCTGTGTTTCCGAGACCCAAAGCATCGACTAACCCAGGAAGGTCTTTCAGTTTCTCTTGGATTTTCCTCAAACCCTCAGCCCATTCCTCGATAGTATCGTGCAAGCTCTTCTTTGCGGCATCCTGCTTTACCTTGGCTTCTTCCTGTGCCTTTCCGACTTCCTTTGTTGCCTTTCCAACCTTAACCTCTGAAACCGCCAAATCATCAAAAAGCTTACGTAGCTTCTCCGTTTGGCTTACACTGAGATTCTTGGTAGAACCCATAAGTTTGTCCTTATTGGCAGAAGTGATATTACTGGTATCTATGTTAACCCCACTTTCAGCAAACACGCCTTGGATTTTTCTCCTTTGGCTCATATTATCAGCCTTGGCATCAAACTCCCCCTTTCTAGCTTGTGCCAATCGGTCTTGCGCATCCTTCGCCTCATCAATAAGCCTACGGTGTTCACGGACTGCATCATTAACCAATCCCCATCTATCCTTCTGCTCTGAAATCGCATCATCAATCTTGTAGATTTGGTCAGATACGGTTTTCATGTCATCAATTTCCAACGTACCCGAACCAAGCAACTCCTTCATTTTCTTACGAAGGTCTTCAAGATAAGGAATACTCAATCGGTTCATATCCTGAAAGACAACATCCCAATTGATAGAATCCTTGAAATCCGTAAAATTCAACTTCTTCAACTGGTCGTTCATCTCCATTTCCGCACTCGCTGCGCCAAAAGTATCACCTTTCTCTCTAGCAAGGTCTATCTTGTCCGTGTATTCTTTCAGAATAGCATAACGTTGTTGTTCTAAGCTGCCGTATTGCTTCATGAAATCCAACATGTCCTTTATCTCTGCTTGCTGGATTTCCTTCAGCTTTAATTGCCTCTGTTTCTCAATCAAGGCAATTTGGTCTTCTGAGTTCTGTCCAATGGTTTTTCCAAGATGATTACCCTTGTCGTCAACCATTTGTGTGCCCAACACCTCTTTGCGGTATTCCGCATCGGACTTACCCTGTTTCCACATGTTGGCTTTTCGACCTTTTCCCGAATTTACCCAAACGATCTGGTCTTTCTTCTTCTTAGCCTCAACGAGTTTGTCAATAGAATCCTCTATAGCCTTTTTCTCCTTGTCAGAAGACATGTTAATTTGAGCAATCTCCTTTTCGGTCTCATTCTTAATCAATTCCGTTCTTCGCTTTGACAACTCATCGCTGGCTTTCTCCGAATAGGATGAAATAGACTTGGAGTAGTCCTCCTCTGCCTTGCGCTTGTTGCCAGCCATCGTTTCCTTTTGATTTGCTTCACGCTCTGCCTTAGTAGCCGCACGTTCCGCTTCACGTTTTTTCTTAGCTTCAGCAGCAAGGCGTTTCTTTCTCTGAGCCTCGGTCTCGGTTGGTGTACTCTCTACCTTTTCCCCCTTGTATTGAAGCCCTCGGTTTTCATTATAAATAGTCCAATAATCCTTATTAATTCCACCAAACTTCTTTGTTGTATCTCCCGGCTTATGGGTTTTCAACCATGATAATCTTGCTCTTGCACTTTCTACTCTTTGGCTCTGAGACATATTCTTAATCCAAGCTGGCAATGATTTATCATCATAATCCACCTTGATTTTCATATGATAAGTTCTCTCGCAAATCTTTCGGATTTCATCCATTTCACCAGCCATTTCCTTAAATGACTTTTTCGCCAACCTGTTACGTTCGGCATTCTCCATAGTACTACCTGAAAGCTTATTGATAGCATCCCTGGTTTTCTCTACTGCCGCTCTTGCCTTATCCTCCGCATCAAGAGACTTTTGCTTATTTACATTGGCACGTGTGCTTGCTGCAATATAGCTATATGTCTCAGCGGTTATTTCTGCTATTTGTTCTTTTGTCAGCTTCAGATTAAGATAGTACGCTTCAATATCCTTGTATACATTTCCAGATACCCCTCGTAGCTTTTCTACTGTTTCTTTGTACTTGTTAGTCCTTTTATCTAATCCATCGATTTCACCTTGCAGCTTCGCCATTTTATCCAAATCTTCTTGGCTTACCACCATAGTCGCCATCCCTGCTTGTTCCTTGGTAAGAACACCATCCGTGGCATTTATGAAATTCGTTTTAGCTTCATCCTTATCGTTCTTGTATGTATCATAAATCTGCTGTATAGCATTTTGATGTTCCATTGCCACCGTTTGTTCCTCAATGACACCTATCAGATCTTCCTTATGCTTTATAAGCTCTTGTACCTTTGAAGCTTCGTTTTCGGACTTCATAATTGTTTCATCGAGCTTTACGCCAAACTCTTCGTATGCGCTTTTCAATGCATCTATGGTCTCTTTGTGGTTTTCCGCATCCTTGCCTGCCCCTAAGATAGCAAACAAGGAACGAACCTTGGCACTAGCCTCGGATGCTTTATTCCCCATGTTTGCAGTCTTGGTCGCAACATCTTCCGTTTCGTCACCAAACATAGAGAATACAGAAATAGCTGTGCTCACTAAAGTAATGACAGTTGTCAATGGATTTGCAAGCATTGCAGCCCAAAGACTACGCAAGCTTGTTGTCAAAGCATTAGTTGCCCAAGAAAAAGCCGATTGAGCCAAGGTTGCTGCCTTTGTACCAACTGACATCATACCAGTAACAAAGGAATTGCGTTGCTTCGCACTTGTATTCACGTTTTGAGAAGCCGTATTCGCTCCGGTAGCCGCAGAATTAACATTCTCTGTGGTTGTGTTTGCCACATTTGATGCAGATTGTCTTGTGGTAGCTCCGGTATTAGCGTTTCGTGCCGTTGAGTTGGCATTTTCTGTTGACGTGTTCCCTTGTTTAGCAGCAGTATTTGCATTAACCGCAGCCGTATCGCCCTCTTTTGCCGCAACACCCTCATTCACCAGCTTGTTTATCTCGTCCGCACTAGCTCCAGTTTCTCCATAGATTCGGTTTTCCTCATCTATAGCTTGATTAAGCTCTTGGGTTACACCTTTAAGGTCTTCTTGCATACCCAATACTTTTTGGTCTGCGATATATGCCTTTTGGGAAGCCTCATAACTCTTCTGTTTGAGGTCGTTCAACTTTTGCTGCTCAGCTACATATTGATTTACTGCTTGGTCTCGTAATTTTAAATCATCACCAAAGCTATCATCATAACCGCCCAAATCAGTCACATCTTGGTATGAAGACTTTACCTGCTCCTTTTTTGCGGCTACAAGTTCTTCTTGCTTCTTGATTTGAGCACCGATTTCCTCAACAATTCCATGTTGTTCCCTTGCCTCTTCTTTGGCTAATTCGATGCTTGCTTCTGCCTGTTTCTTCTTTTCCTCTATAGCATTTGTGTTAAGAATAGCCTTACCCAAAGGAGTATTGTTAGCCTCGTCTATAGCGGCTTTCTTTGCAGCCTTTGCGTTAATTTCAGCAGCCATTTCCGCATCGGCTCTCTTCTGTCGTGCGGCTTCCTCTTCTATTTCTTTTGTCCGCTTTGCGTTCTCATACTCCATGCGCTCATTATCAGCAGCCTTTTGCTGGGCAACCAGTAAATCTCGCTTTGTTTGGAGTTGTTGAGCCATCTGCTCGGTGATAAGACCCTCGTTTCTCGCCATCTCAATTTGCTTTGAGACGATTTCCTCGGTCTTATCATCACCGATGTTTGACGTATCGGCAATAGCATCACCTAAAGCCTTGTATCTATTTGCCCGATACTGCTTGGTGTCTTTACCATTTAAGGAACGGAAATTGTTTTCTTGGTCTCTTGCCTCTCCTAACTTAGAATCAAGTTCCTCTGTGATTGATGCCATTGTCATAGCATTCTGAACCTTCTGAATGCTTGCCGCTGCCATCAAGCCAGCTTTGTAAGTTCCGACCATAACAGCCGCTGAACCAATAACTTTAACCAAAGTTTCCCAATTCTCTATCAGAGAAGATATTAAGTCAAGACCTGTACCAAAGATTCCTTGTGTCTTTTGTCCTATAGAGTTGATTGCTTGGTCTATCGTATCTTCTATGTTCGACCAACGACCTTGAAGGGTTTCGGCTTGCTTGTTCATCAAGCCTCCGAATTTGCTACCCTCGCTTGACATCTTCACAATTGCTTCTTTCACCAAATCAGCTCCGACCTTTCCATCTGTAACCGCTTGCTGAACCTCTTGGGTTGTCTTACCCATAATTTGCCCCAACGTCTCTGCCATCGGAATGCCTCGGCCCATAAACTGACGCAAGTCAACTGTAAACATTCTTCCTTGTGAAATGGTCGTGCCATACAAATAAACAAGCTGCGACAAAGGAATATTAAGGCCAGAAGCTATGTCACCCAAATGTACCAAGGTGTCATTTACTTCATTGGCTTGAATTCCATATGCTAAAAGTTGTTTTGCGCCTTCTGTAACGTCTGTCAAGTTGAAAGGTGTGCGAGCAGCAGTTTGGATAAGTTCATCCATAAGCGCACCAGCTTTTTGCTCACTACCCAACATTGTTGTAAAAGAAGTTTCTAATTGTTGGAATTGAGAGCGGACGTTAAAGATGTGCTCAGCCAATTGTTCAAAGCCCAGACCTCCAACCAAACTCATAGCTAGTTGCCTTGCGTCTCCATTCAAACGACCAAATAATGAGGAAATACCTTCACCGACAGTAGGGGCTTGCTTCATTTCCGCAATCATTTGGGCAAATGCATTTGTCATTTGATTGGTCATATCCTTAGCAGGAGATACAGAACCCGAATACTTAGCATATTCCGTTTGCATATTCTGTAACTCTTGTCTCGCTTGCTTGCTTAATCCCGTAAGATTCTCCAATCTAGCCTTTTCATCTTTCAACGAGGCATAGCCGGATGATATGTTATCAGAAAGAATTGCGCTTGTTCCTACATCAAGGCCACCTCTGCGCATTTTGCTTTCCATTTTCGCTATCTCGTCTGAAAGCTTCTCTATCTTTCGCCTGGTCGTGTCGGCTTGCAATTCAAAAGCATATACTTCCCGTGTCAAAGATTGCATTTTCTTTGCATAATCGCTGCTCATTACCAAAGAATAACGACCCATTGCTTCGCTTAATTCGGTTACTTTACGCTTTTGTTCCGCATATTTATCCGTGAGGTCTTGAACCACAGATTTATCTGTCGCTCTCGAAGTCTTCAATAACTCACCTTGCAATCTTACAAGCTCTTGCTTGGCTTGCTTGATTTGGTCGAAATTCGCTTTGATATTAAATTCTAGCTGTGCCATCCTTATTCGTTTTTCTTGGCAAAATTAGCTAATATTCAAAGGAATAACGAAAGAATTAATGTGTGCTATTTCACTAAAGATTTAAGTGCAAAGAATAAGGTCTAGATACGAAAAAGCCTTCCACATTCACATGCAGAAGGCTCTGAGTTCTTTATCTATTGTAACAATGAAGCCACACGCCTAAAAGGTAGCGGCTACCAAATCTTTTTTTATTTCATTCATACAATGTGCCAAACGTTCATAAGTTTTCTCGCCAGCTTGCTTTATGCCTTTACTATACTGACGCATCAATGAAGGATTGACACCTGCTCGTTTTGCAATCTCTGACACATTGAGGAAAGAGAAATAATTAAAGAAAGATTGCAAGTCATACTTGTATTCAAATTCAACGTCAGGAAACACTTCTCCATTCTCTTTTGCATCCACTTTTGCCAACGCTAAACAATCCATTAAATCTTGCTTCGCAGCGGCAACAGTTTCTCCACAAGAGTTTAAGCCAACCTTACCTATTCCATCTTCGGTATGACACCAAAAAGACCCATCCTTGGCTTGTTCTACAATAACTTTAATCTTCTTCATATATATATATTCGTTTATCTTCTTAACAAAAAAAAGAGTCCTTTAAGCAATGAAGAGAGAAAGGTGGGGATTACTCCCCAACCAATTCTCTTAGAATACTATGAGCGGTGCCTGTGGCGACCTCTCTAGCGTGTCTTGGCACGAATTGAGACTTTCCCGTTTTTGGATTAGTCCATTTTTCATGTCCCGAACCTTGTCGAGACAGGAAGCATCCCGCTTCTCTCAGTCTCTTAATCAATTCGCTTTTCTTCATTGTTACAAGAACTCTTTTGTCCTTAAGACAATGCAAAGATATAACATATTTGTTATACAACCAAATTTTATGGTAACATTTTTGTTATATTAACCACTATTAACAAAAAAGAGCCACCCCAAAGGATGGCTCACTTTACTTCACTGTACTTTACATTACTCTACTTTACAGAACTGTACTAAACTAAACAGAACTATACTGCACTTTACTGTACCGCACAATACTTTACTATACCATATTTCCCAAGTAGAATTGAACAACCTTTTTTTTAGTTGCATACGTACTTGAAAAAACTCATTCTTCACATAACGTGGTAAGTTGCGAATTATGAGATTTTTGAACCATTTCTGATTTCGTTTGCAAAGGTAAGCATAGTTTCTGAAATACGCAAATTATTTAGTGTATTTCTTTATTCTTTTAAGCTTTATTTTCTTTTGAAAACCTATTTTAAAATTTATACCTTATTATATTATTAGTCTTGTAACATGCCAAACAAACTATTTTTAAACTAAAACTGTTAATAGCCTAAGTTTACAACACTCCAAGAGCCATCACTATTCTTCTTAACAACGCCATGCAAATCAACGAATTTCTTCTGACCACCATAGGTTGAACGCAAAGAATAAGAAACAGTTACCTCATTTCCGCTGACACTTTCTTTCTTGACCTTGAAGACATTTGAACTTTCTGCACCTACAGCACTAGAAGCGTTACTAATATCCCATTCTCTTTGCAAAGCATCCTCGATTGCGGATAAGTCTTCATCAGAAACATATATATCACTTTCTGAATTGCTCGTTGTAATTGCCTTCTCATACTCCTCTACATTTTCTTCACTTCCATTTCTTATTACATAAACGTAATGTTGTGTTTTTATATCCTTTACACGAAATTCCGTAAGTGTCCAATCGAGTGGATTTTCTATAGAAACCGTAATATCTATATGATATTCATATTTTCCCTTTGCTCCATTTATTGTGCCATCTAAGACTCCATCGTCCATAAAAAATCCCCAATTATAATTGCTGTCATAATTGTTAATTTTACTTTTGGCTAAAGTATAGTTTGAACCGAAATATTTCTTTAAAACTACATCACGTTTTGCCTTACATGAATCATTACACATAATCTTGTCTATATATTTGTTACGTGCAATCTGCTCCTCGATAGTAGGTTGTTTGTTTTTATTTCCACATCCACTGCACACCATCAACAAGGGAATGGCTACGATGATGGCAATTATTAATTTCTTCTTCATAATCACATTTATTTAAATTGTCAATATACTAACTTTACAACACTAAACCTGTTAATTCGTTTATTTACCAATTGGATGTATTCCTATGATGCGTTCGACATCTTTATCGAAGAATACTTCATATCTTGTACATTTTCTATTTTTGTCTATATACGCACCATTAATCTTATCAGGAGAGATAACAACATAATAACCACATAATTCTGTATGATTATTAATCATGCCAATCTCATCAGCTTTTTCCAACAGATTTTTTGCATTTTGCTCTTGTCTTTGTATCTCATTACAAACATAATTGATATTACTACTAGACAAATACATATTCCTAGACAGCGAGTCGTTGCGCCACAAACCATTATAAGCGACCATAACCATTTCGGCAGAAGCAGGATTGCATTGAAATTCCTCTAACTTCTCTACATTGGCGCACTCAAACCCTCTTGCCTTAATAAGGGCATCTGCTTTGCTTTCCTTTGATGTACAGCTAGTCAACAAGAGCACAACAAAAGAAATAAAATATAAGACCTTCTTCATAATCCCATACTTTTAAATAATTGAACTTAGTGGGGAACACCCCACGTTACTTAACTCTTTCCAGTTTATCCAGCACATCCCTAGCTCCAACTATGGATGATGCGGAATACTAGTATGCAAAAGTACATCTTTTATACGAAACCGCCATTGTTCGTCTTTATATTTAACTATTATTATACTATCTGTTATATTTTGTTATAATAATCTTTATTGCATTAATATACTTGCAAGTTACACTAAAAAGTCGTATCTTTGCATCCAATTTCCACATTATAGGAATAATAGCTTAATTTTTAGAGCGTGAGACACACGTTAAAAACTGAAAAGAAAGAGACAATGGAAAATGGGATTGTTTTGACAAAAGAAAGTACTTCATCAGATTTGGAGCGATACTTTCGTAGTGTTTTGGAGTTAGATAAGCAGAGCAAGGAATATCCGGTAAATCTTGATGATGTCTGGCAGCTCGCTTACGAGCGAAAGGATAATGCTGTGCGTGCCTTGAAGACCAATTTCATTGAGAATGTGGACTTTATCGTTATCCGCAATAATGCGGAAAACTCGCTCCTCAATGATGCGGAGCAAGATTCTGATAACTCACTTGCCCAAAATGGCAAGCAAGATTGGGGCGGTAGCAATAAGATTAATTATTATCTCACTTCTGCTTGCTTGGAGTATTTTATTGCCCGCAAAGTACGCCCAGTATTCGAGATATACCGCAAGGTCTTTCATTGTGTAGCACAAGGCATGATACCTTCTTATCAGATTGAAGACCCAATTGAGAGAGCGAAGCGTTGGATAAAGGAGCAGGAAGAGAAGAAAGCCATTGAGGAAAAGAACAAGGAAATGCAGCCAAAGGCAGAATACTTTGATAACTTGGTTGATAAAGGCTTACTTACGAACTTCAGAGACACGGCAAAGGAGATTGGATTGAAACAGAACCAATTCATAAAGATACTGATTGCGAAAAAATACATCTACCGTGACAAGCAGAACCATATCAAGCCATACTCGCAATATAACGATGACCTGTTCAAGATGAAGGATTGGGGAAATGACAAGGCGACTGGCACAAGAACCCTAATCACGCCAAAGGGAAAGGAAACATTCAGGTTACTTTTCGGAAACAACAACATGCCTTCGTTGAATTTCTAGGCAAAGGAGAGGAATGCTATTTCCCCTCCTTTTTTTGTTTTCTTAGGAACGGACGCAAATCTGCGTTGGTTGCATTATTGCTTATCCACATGCAAGGCTATTGGCTTACCACAATGAGGGCAGACTAAAGAAGCACCCTGCTGTTCGTTTTCGTCCGCTACAAGCTCAGAAAGAGATACACCTATTATATTAGCAATCTCTTGGAGCTTTTCAATACCAGGGTTGTTATTTAATGTAGAGGATAATGCACCTTGACTAACGCCAATACCTCCTCTTTGGTTTTTTACCAATGCCGCAACTTGCGAAATGGTAAAACCTTGTCTCTTGATTACTTTTTGAATGTTCATATCTAATATATTAAATGTTATTATGAGTGCAAAGATATGAAAAGTTTTTGAAACTACCAAATAAAAGTACTAAAAACATCTAAGAAATTAGATTTTAGTTAATAAACCTTTCATAATCTTAGATAATTGTTAACGCTATGTTAAATATCTAAGATTTTAAATAAAACATTTGGTAGTATCTAAGAAATTAGTTATCTTTGCATCGTGATTAAGAAACAAAGGTCACAATAACATTATTAATTTAGTTGAGGTTGCACCTCCGAGTCGGCACTCGTAAAACGGTATAGTGATTATGGCTACTACATTAAGAAATACATTGAGTGAGGTAATGAAGCTTGCTTGGCAGTTCATCAAGAAGAATGGCTACACAATGAGCGAGGCTTTAAAGGTCGCTTGGATGAACATCAAGCTGAAGGGTCAGATGAAGAAGCGCATCGTGAAGTTCTACTTCCAGAAGGTTGATGGCAGCTTGCGTGAGGCATTCGGCACATTGAGTGAGAAGGTTATCCCAGCTACACAGGGTGCAGGTCGCAAGATGAATGACACTTGCCAAGTGTACTTCGATACCGAGAAAGAAGAATGGCGTTGCTTCAAGAAGGCAAACCTTATGAGCGTAGCATAACAAGATTATTAACGATTAAAAAGAAACTAGATATGAGCGCAAAGATTATCGTGATGCAAGGCAACATGGTTGCAACCATCGAAGAGACGAACAAGGACGCATTTATCAAGCGTGGTGAGTATAAAGAGACCGAGCTGGACAGACATAAGCGTGAGGTCGATTTCTTGATTACAAGCATCGCAAACCGCTACGAAGTGACATTCAATCACAAGGTAGAGCTGAAAGAAAGCCGAAGCATCAAGAAAAGCGAGTATTTCGATAACATCTACTACGTTACCGAGAATGCATTGAACAAGCTGAAAAAGCAATACTCATACGAGTGTGATTTGTAATAGATTTCGTGAGGCACACGCTAAACTGCACCGGACTTTGAACATTAAATATTTAAGAGATATGGATAAGAATTTAAAGGATGCTCTTTACGTTGAGCATGATGGCAAGATTGGTGTTTTAAGCTCAGATGAGCGCAAGGTGGTATCACAGGTTATCGGCACGGATTTGACGCTTGTGTACGACAAGAAAGAGGGTGATACATACCTTTTGATACCATTGACCCGAAACCACAAGTTCGAGTGCAAGGGTAGCCACATCATTGTGGATGGCAAGCGGTTCGATTCTGACATCTTTTTCCGCAAGGATGCTTGTCAATGGATTCAGATGCAATCTAATGAAATGCTATCAATGGTAGCGTAACATATATGGTGTAATTTTTCGGTGAAAGTTCTTGCTTATTTCCTTGCATATATGGAAGAAATTTTGTATCTTTGCAGGTGGATTTTGGTGAGACACACCTTTCAAAAACTGTTTAAAATTGAGTGATATGATTTCATACAAGTACAAGTTATACCGGACGAAGAAGACGAGGCATTTGGATAAGATGCTCCGAGAGGCTTGCTATGTTTGGAATCATGCGCTTGCCTTGCAGAAGAGGTACTATAAGTTGTATCACAAGTACATTCCAAGATTTACTATGTATAAGCATTTCTCTAAGCGTTACAAGCCTATGTTGTTAGCTGCTCAAACAGTTAGGGAAATTTTAGATAGATTGGATATTGCTTACAAGCGTTTCTTTAAGCATGATGCAAAGCGTCCACCTAAGTTCAAAAAGATGGTTGAATTTAGTTCGTTCGTTTTTATGGATAATGGCTATTCCCTCAGTGAAAACGAGTTGACGATAAACAAGATAAAGAAGTCTTTCAAATTCTCTTTGAGCCGTCCCTACGATGGCAAGGTCAAGAGGGTATCGGTCAAGCGCAACAAGCTGGGCGAATACTTTATTATCCTATGCTTGGATAAAGAAGCCAGACCTTACGGAAAGTCACACGATGGTGCATCCGTGGGCATCGACTTTGGACTGAAGAAGTACTTGACTTTGAGCGATGGGCGTGAGATTGACAACCCTCAGTTCCTTAAAGCTGACTTGCAGGAACTTAGACGCAGGTCTCGCAATCTTTCCAAGTGCAAGAATGGTAGCAACAACCGCAAGCGCAAGAAATCGGAGTTGGAGCGATTGTATCGAAACATTGTGAACAAGCGTTCCGATTTCCAGTGGAAGCTGGCACATGAGCTTTGCAAGCGTTATGACTTGATTTGCTTGGAGGATTTGAACTTGGAGGGAATGAAGCGTAATTGGGGACGCAAGATGTCTGACTTGGCTCATGGTGATTTTGTCTTGAAGTTGGAACACGTTGCGAAGAAGTATGGCGTTCAGGTTCACAAGATAGACCGCTTCTTCCCTTCGAGCCGTCTTTGTACCTGTGGTTATAAGAATGATAAGCTGTTATTGAGTGATAGGATTTGGACTTGCCCTAGTTGTGGTGCAGTTCATCCTAGAGACCTCTTTGCGGCTGAGAATATACTTCGGCATGGCATTGCCGAATTGGGGAGTGGTAGTAAGTCACCTAAGCACTCGCAAGGGCGCAGCCACGTTAGCCACCCAACAATCCCTTGCCAATAACGAGGGAGTATGCCAAGCAGCAACGTGCCATAAGAGTTAGTCGTGCTGGCGAGGGCAGAAGTCCTCCAAAGTAAAACAAACGTTAAGGTTTTGGATAAAACACTAAAACGTTTGCAAGTTAAAGAGAAAAGCATTAACTTTGCAACCGAAAATGATAACGGTTGTAAGGTAAGAGTGCGACCAACAAGGATATAGATTATAATTTAAAATTAAATATTTTCATTTTCACTCCAAGCGTGGAGTATCGTCATTCTGCCCATCGCCTCAATATAATGGGCGAATGACACAAGCCTTGTCCGTCCACTCTTACAATATGACGGATGAGGCTTTTCCGTTTTTCCTTACGACCAAAGTTTAATTTTAATTATAAATAGAATAAAGAAATGACAGAATTAGTATTCAGAGGTGAAAGTGATCAGCCCCTTACAAATAGTAAATTGGTCGCAGAAGTGTTTGGTAAGGAACATAAGCATGTGTTAGACGCAATTCGCAGCTTGGTTGGTACGAAAGCCGAAAATTCGGCTCTCGTTGAAAATCAAGAACTTGCGAGTATGTTTAAGCTTATTGAGGTTGAACAGCCAATGCCTTTTGGTGGTGGAGTAAAGAAAGTTCCAATGTACGTTATGAACCAAGATGGCTTTACGCTTTTGGCTATGGGCTTTACTGGTAGTAAGGCTATGGAGTTCAAGTTGAAGTACATAGCCGCATTTAACAAGATGAAGAAGGAAATCGAGGCGAGCAAACAAGATGTTCCTCGCAATTACTTGGAAGCCTTGAAGTCCTTGGTTAAGTCTGAGGAGGAGAAGCAAGCCTTGGTTGAGACTAACAAGAAACAGACCTTGATGTTGGAGCAAAAACAGATAGAAAACGACCAGCTAAAGGATGAGAAGCGCAAGGACGAGCCTTACACCATCTTTGGCAAGGCTATGGTTGGGTGTACGAATAGCAATATCTACGTTGACCACTTGGCGAAGATTATCACTCAGAATGGCTACAAGATAGGTGAAAAGCAGCTTTTCGCTTGGTTGCGAGACAATGGCTATTTGGGCAAGAACAAAACACATAAGAATGTTCCGAACCAACAATATGTGAACAGCGGTTATTTTTTCATTAGCCATAGTGTGTTTACAGGTAAAAATGGGGAGTTGAAACAAGGCAGCACAACGTTGATAACTCCAAAGGGACAAATCTACTTCGTAAACAAGTTCCTAGCTAAAACCAACAAGCAGACCGACTTGTTCGGATTCGGTGAGACACACTAGGACAACTGTAAAAGCCCCAATCTCGTTGGAGGTTGAGGCTTTCTTTATTTTTACATTTACTTCTTATCTAACACTTAGAACAACAAAGACTTTTGCGCTAATTTTCAACGACTTGTATTTTTATTACAAAAGTATTGTTATTTTACATTTCGGCTTCATTGTACTCATAATCCCAGAGGAACAACTTGCCTTTGACGTTTCTAATCGGCTCATCGAACAATTTAGCATTCTTCAAGAACCAATGATATTGGAAATCTTCAGCAAATGCATCCGGATAAGCCTCATGAAATTGAATATCATCCAACTCTACACTGCCGATAATGGCTGACGTTGGCAAGTCTTTGAAGTCCGGAATAACAATACCATGCTCTTGGCAATATTTCTTCATTGCGCTCTCCTGCCATCCGTCAAGTTTTTCAGGTTTAGCTTGACTAGCATGAATAAGGAAACGACCACGGAACTTTCTATTCCATGTTCTATTCTCAATGGTCTTGCAGCCGATAGCGATTAACCAAGCATACGGCTGACGAATTGATAATACTTTCATAAGCTCATTGTTTTATTATTTGCATCCGCAAAGGTAACAAAAACCTTCGAGAAATACAAGGAAACTCTAATTTATTTTCATGTTTTCTAAAAATAATCTTGAAATAGCTTGCATCCTAAAGGCGGTAAGAGGTTAGATCCTCTTCCGTCTTTTCTTTCTGATTCTGTCCCAATCCGGTTTAAGCACATCCATCGTGCCGACCATTGCCTTGTACTTGTCGCCAAGTTCGCCCTCGTTCATAGATGAACGGAAAGTGTACATCTTGTATCGTTCATGCTCAGGAACATATAATCCCACCATCAAGGAACGGACTCCATCCACCTCCTGCTCCGGTGCTATCAATACAAGCCCCTCGTTCATGCTTTCCAACTTGAAAATCTTTGAGGTGACAACCTCATAATAGTCTAGTATATTCATATTCTTGTCTCCTATAATTATTTTGTACGTTCAAACACTTCAATATACTGGATAGAGCTACAATCAATATATTTACGTGTAAACACTACTGTACTTCCACTTCCAATCATAAGTGTTCTGTTCTTTGTATTGCAATTGAAAGAGGTTTCACCACCAACACTATTGAAGTCGAAACTTATTTTTGCTCCACCTACCAAGTTGATACTTCCTCTAAGACCTTTGTCCTCGGCTTCGCCTAATATCACATTCACATGACCTGCATCCATATTCTCCTATAATTAATTGTTAAACACCTTCTCTAATAAAGATACGTATGATAGAGTCACTATCAATGTAATCTCTGTTTCCGTTCTCACCAAGTATAGTTATCAAATGCTTTTTTTTGTTATAAAGAACATCGGCAGTAAAATCAAATAACTTTGATTTGCTAAAGTTTGCATGAGTTAACTGCCCATTAGAGAGTGAAATTCCTGCAATGCAACCGCACTCCTTTGCATCATCTAAGATGTCTTTGATAATTTTAATATCCATAGTCTTATTACTTTACTTCTCGTTCTACAATATCAAAATTATCCCACGTCTCTCCTTCGCTGTCTGAGATATGAAAGAAAGAATCTGAGATATTGTATAGATAATCATCGCAATTCAAAACTCGCTTGTAATTCTCCAAAGTGTTCATTCCTTTGTGTCTTATAGCCTTTCTAGCCTTATCTCTGGTATCGAAGACTTCTGCATCAACCTCAACAGCTTCACCCAATCCGTGTTGGTACGAAGAAATTACTACATATACTTTCATAGCTTAAACCTCCTTTTATTACGCTACCTTAGATAACGTTTCTTTATCGATCTCAATCCACTGCGTACCATCCTTACGAAAGAAGATTTCACTCTTGATACGCTTACCATCCACATCAATGCAATTACCCTTGCAGACAAAGGTGTGGTTCTTTGTCAATGGTACAAGAAGGTACGTTTTGCCGTCTCTCTTGCGTTCTACAAGCGTTTTGTCCGTCCCAAGGATAATTGATACCCTTTCGTCCTTATCGTCCTTTAAAACGCCTATTTTATCCGTGTGCTCGATATAGAGCACATTCAAGAAATTCTCATCCATTTCTTATGCGCTAATCATTTTGTTATACTTCTTCTTGTTAACACCTCGTTTAACGGCTTCATAGAGCAAAGACAAAGCTAATACTTCATCCTTGACTTTCAAAGCCTTCAAGGTATCTCTTTTGACGTTGTTGTTCTCATCAACCTCACACAATGGCACGTAACCCTTGTGCTCGAAATTTCTTCGACCAATCGCCCAAATCTCGTAGCCATCCGGAAACTCATTTGTTTTCTCGAATACATAACTGCCATCAATAAACTTTTCCATAACCAATCGTATTAAGTTCTTCACCTTATCTTTTCTTACTCCTCCCATCGGAAAGCGTTAGGGTCTTTTATAACCTTCTTGCTTGCTTCGTCCCACATATAGCCATCCGTAAACCACTTAGGGGCTTTACCATTGATTACTCGTTTTGCATCGGCTATGCTAGCATAGTCCGGTTCAACAACATTATCAATGCGAACGGCAACCTGACCGAATACGTCCTCCACCTTGGTAATATGATGTCCTTTGTAGAACACTTCTTTCAAACACTTAGCAATTGTCTCCATATCTCAAATACTTTAAAAGTCCTAAACTAAAGGTGTGTTTAAAGGCACACCCCCTATTAAGCCTCGCCAAACACCTTAGAACGTGAATATATCTTTATGCAACTCGCAAGAAGTTGTAAGCCTTGAATTGTCTCCATGCGCCCTTTGCTTCATCCCAATAGCGGATGCAATCTCTTGATGCTGCATGCCCTGTACCATTTGGAGTATAGTCAATGTGGCTCTGAAGGAGAGTACCAAAGGCTTGTCTTACCTCACCATTCATCTTCATAAAGAAGAACTCTACTACCTTGGTCTTCATCGCTGACTCAAGCTTTACGACCTGCCAAGCCTGTTTCAAGCACTCAACCCAAGACATTGAACTTGATTTTAACTGATAGGCTCTATGTGCTAACTGCATTACCTTTCTCATCTTGTTCTTAATTGAAGTAGTCATATCCTCAAACCGTTTTACGAGTGCCGACTCGGCTGCATAACAGCAATTAATAGTTAAACTTTAAAGCCTTTATCTCTTAAAGACATTGCAAAGATACGATTTTATCTTATATCCTCCAAATGTTTTTGCCTAAAACTTACGATTTAATCTAATATTTAACTCTTATTTATAATAAGTGGTCGTATTTTTACAGAATTTAATACATTTATATCGTATAATTGCGTATCTTTGCACTCAAAAACATTAGATAGTATCGTATATGAATTACAAGAAAAGCAATGTGCCTCTATATATTAAAGAGGTAATGAAAGAAAAAGGCATCATGTCAAAGACCTTACAAGAGGCTCTTGGTATGGCTCAAACATCGGTATCATACATTATTAATAATAAAGCGAACCCATCGTTTGATACATTGGTACGTATTGCCGAAATCCTAGATGTGCCAATTTGGAGGCTATTCTACAAGGAGACACCAAAGGAGCTACAACCAGAGCAGCCATCCATTCCGCAATCTCCGGCTATCATCTGCCCTCATTGTGGCAAGCCTATCGAGCTGGAGATTAAGGCAAAGGAGGGGAAATGACATTCCTCTCCTTCTACTCTTCTATTCTTTCTCCTTCAAAAAGCCTATACCTGCATGAACATTACCCAACTTATACCAAGACTGGTCTAAAGTCATAACATAACTACTGAAGGATTCTTTCCCAATATCAAGGGTGAAGTCTTCGTCTACATCAGGCTCTCCATGTCTTACGTACCCCTTATTCGGTGTGTATAGCAATCTATGATATGAGCCACTCTCGCAAATATAAAGTCCGCTATTACGCCAATCGGAACTCCAAAATTCCGGTTTATTCACGTAACAAAGCATTACATCACCATCGTAAATAGGAATACTATGACTTCGCTCATCCTTTTCTCCAACAAACTGTTCGCTGCCAACATTATCACACTGACGGATAACAGATACGATGGAGTAACCATTTCCAATAAAGTCCGCTATATCTACATATGTTCTTTGCTCTCTAAGGTCAAATTCCTGTTGGCTTCTCACGCCATCTTTCTCAAAGATTACAAGTATTCTTGTATACTTATCACCAAAATTGACCATACCTAGAATCAAGTCATTGTTCATGTAAGACGCATAAGCTTCTTTAGCTAGTGTTAATACACGCTCTAGATATTCTAACGGCTTGTATCTAACTAACCAAGACTGACCTTTATGCATTTTTTGCAAGTACGAATACATGTTCATCGCCTTGCATTCATCTATTCCATGTTTCTTGCAGACCAACTTGAACTTATCTGGATAAACACTAGTTACAAGTCTATCCAATTCGTCCATAGCTTGCATAGCCTTCAAATAATCATTCGCTCCCATTTTACTAATCTTTAAGTTTCTCAATTATATAACCACGACCTGTATAGGTACAAGCCAAGCCGATATACACTAGCTGATGTAAAAGCCACAATTCTTCAGTGAACGGCAATTTATCACACTTCACAAACTCATCTTCATCCTCAAAGTCGGATGCCTTTTCTAATATTTCTTCCTTAGTCATTATCTTTTAATTTGTGTCCGAAAGCCGTTAAATTTCTATATCTTTCAGCTTCTTAAATGTATCAAGTATAGTACTCGCAATCTCAAACCTACCAACATTTGGATTCTGTGGAACACTATAACACAGAGCTTTTAAAAGCTCAAAATATTGATTCTCATATAATGTCATATGCTTACTTCTTTTGATTAAAATACTTTTCCAACTCTCGAAGAATGAACAGTCCTCCTATCTTGAAGGACTGCTCTATCACGACTCGATGTTCCTTAAATTCGTTTTGGCTTCTTGAAAACCGAAACGCCTCGTTCTCTAATACTAGCACAAACTTATTAAATTCTGCCTCGGTCATTTACTATCACCTCCTTTCTTGGGAAACAATTCATCCAAGTAGAGCCAACGAATAATAATCCGTTCTGGATTTATTGGCTTGTAACCACATTCCTTCCAACGTATCTTTTCGTATGTAGCCTCTCTGATATATATAGGTGGATTTATCTCACCATTAGGCTTATATACATACAAGATTCGTCTATCCAAGTCAGGAGCCTCAATTGCATCATGCCACAAGTTGCTCAGAAACTCATTGATTATTTTGTCTTTATTCTTCATATTTTCATTCTTCACTAAAATATTTTTTAACAAACGCTCGTTCGGTGAGCCATTTCCCTAACCCTACTCTAAAGTAACGCTTTGGTTTGCCTTTCGCAAACCCATATTCGTCACGAGGTGTATTAACACTTAGGTGTATCTTAGGAACATTGTTCACTGACACGTATGCGGTTATATATTCATCTGTGAATGCCAAATGCTGAACTTCACGGAACTTTACATTCTTAAAGAACATTTCCTTCATAAGCCTTAGTCCTTATAGATTGCATCAAGAATGCTTCTGAAATTCGGATTATCAATAACGGCTTGGGCATCTTCTTTGTTCTTGAAGTAAATTGCTCCTTCGTTATAATTACCACAAGAAGTAATACCGTATTCGTTGGTTCGCATGATATTATGCTTATATTCTTTAGAATTCCAGTCCGGTTTCCAATCTCCATTATAGTACTTAGCTATAGTCATTAACCTAGCTAATGCGATTATCTTTCCAGCAATCACTTCAGGAACTTTCATATCGGCAGGACAAACATCTTTATCTGCTAAAGCAGATAAGACATCCGCATAGCAGATTACCTTCTTTCTAAGCTTAATAACACCAGCTTTTAAATCACAATTCTCAATGTCCACTTCCATTCCTTTAGGAATATCTAGGACTATTTTGTTATCGTCTATCATAACTTATTCAACTTTCGGAAGTCCTTTCTTCCATTAAAATTAATAATCCAATAAACACCCCCATCCCCGAAGGGATGAGAAGTGTAAATCTCACCTCGAAAGGTGGTTGTGCGCCCATCGCCAATGTTATGGGGTGGTTTCTTGTCCGCAGCACCGCAGCTTTCGCCACTTTTAACCACGAACCGCAGAGGTCAGGACTTGGACGGACATCCTGACGTGCCTATGCATTCATCCCTAACGTAGCTCCCTAAATCCATTCGGGGCTGAGGCTAATCCGCTCCGGACGATTGAATGGATAATCGCTTAAACCTAATCTAAAGGTTTCCGGAACTTGAATCAGGTAATTTGGCACGTATCATCCTCGTATTCTCAGCATCAATATAAACGTTTTTGTATTCTAGGTCTACACCTAGAATTTTACGATTAAGCTTTGCTACATCCATATTCCATTAATTTTAAAACACTACGTTGAAGTTCCCTCGGTTTGAACGGATTTTTCTTCAACATTTTATTCGCTTCGTTTTGTATCTTGCGGCTTTCCCACTTCTTTGTAAGACGCATAGCCTTTAACAAACGATGGTCTCCGGCTAGCTTTCCTGCATCTTTCTTGCCACAATAATAGCCTTGCCTATAAGCCCAATATCGGGTTTTATAGACTTTCTTCATTATCTTCTTAGCTTGTCTTATCTTCATATACTACTTGTTTTTATAAATATTACATGTCCCCTCATAAATTGTGCTATTTGTATAGATGCCTTTATATTGCGAAATGGAAACCAATCCATCTGCCTTCATTTCCCTAAGAATGCCATCATACACACTTTCTATTGCTCTTCTCTTCAATTGCTCCATGCCAGATTTATCACGACAATAGTATTGCATTTCAAGGTTTGACATTGCAACTCTTGAATGAAGCTTAATAACTTGTGGCTTTATATATCTAACCTCTATCTTTGGTTTGATACCTAGTTTATCAGCTAACCATTGTTTCCATTTTGGCTTAACATCCTCTCCATCTAAGCAAGCAAGTAATATATAAATAAGACTAACACTTATATATAAAATTACAATTTCCATATGCTACTTATTTTTATCTCCTAATAATACGTGTCTTCGATAAGGGAAGAAATAGCAACGTTCTCCTGGACACCACCAACTAGGAGTGTTCTTCATGCATCTACGACATAACGCTATATTCTTCTCAGCTTTTATGTTGTCACGTTCAAACTTTCTTCGTTCTCTTCTTGAAAGAGGAGAATAAGGATAAGTCTCTTTCTTAAACACCTTAGCTGCTAAAGCATTAAGTTTTAGAAATACTTTTTCTAATATTTTTATCATACGCTACTTCTTATCGAATTTATTGCCAACAACTATGAATTTACCTAATGAAAGATAATGACCTAATGGTTTACCCTCAATCTTTCCATTAGCATGTTTGAGGTAATACCCACTTAACTCTTCCGACCATACAATTTCTGATGGAATAAAAGGATAATTCTTGATAACATCATGTTCGTACAATTCTTTACCTTCATAATCTGTTAGCCCCGTGTACTGGCAGACTGTTGAAGGGTCAACTTGATGCGCCTCATTTCGATTAAGCATAGATTCTTTCTGCCTATCTTCAATGATGTAGGTGTTACCACATTCGGCATAAAAGTAACCTTCTACCCACTTGCCATTGTCAAGACGTTTAGCCTTGAACTTGATATTTTCTACTTTCATAAGCTATTTATGTAAAATTGTTACTCTTCTACTTTTATCTACCTTCCATATAGCCTCCTTGGCTTTATCAACCGAAGGAAACAAATACTCTGGACGAAGGTTACATGCGCCATAATCCCAATAATGGATAAGTCCAAATAACAATGCATGTCTCTTATCTACACGATAAGCAAGGATTGGATTATTCTGAGAATCGTAATGTATGCCTTTAATAGCCTTGCTTTTACGATACATATCTACTATTCTATATGTTGCCATAACTATTCTTCTTTAAGTTTTATTTTTATTGCCTTCAGATTTCTTTCACCTCCATCCCAGAAGCATGAACGTCTAAGATAGAAAGCTTGACCTTTAAGCCAAGGAAACTTATCATAAAAAGCCTTCCATTTAGCCTTTCCAGCCTTCAAAGAGGGTACTTCAATACAACTTCTAGCATAGCAACTACCAACAACTAATGTATCATCACAAACGTTTTTATCCATAACTATTCCTCCGTTATCATATAAGGACAAACAACTACTTTTCGATAGTGCTTACATTCATCATTGTAATCACAAAAACAAAATGCCATAACTATTCCTCCAACTTTTCAATAGGTTTCCAATGAGTTACGTGTAAACAAGATAGAAAGCCATTATTATCATAGTGATAATCTATAACTTTCGTACGAGCTATAGTATTATAATGGTCTTTTTTCTTGCTATACACATTTACACGTTCGCCATACTCAGGCAAACCATCCTCAACAGATACCCAGTCTGACTTGTTGAGTTCCTTCAAAGCTTCTTCTAAGTTAGAGATAACGCTATGTTGGTTAGCATACCTACTCCAAATGATAGCTTGTTCTATCAGCTCTTCAACTTTCTTCTTATCCATAGTTATAAATCAAAATATTCACGTATCTGCTCACCTGTCATGTGATATACCTCAGATATTCGGCAGTCTCTAATTGGGCTATCCCATACACTGGTAGGTTCATCATTACAACTACCATCAGTAACACGCTCTACGGCTTCTTCTTGTCCAGTTGCAAAGTCAACGCTTAGAAGCCGCTTTTCTTCATTACTAAGTCCTTTTCCATCCAAAGCTATATTCAGAGCAATTTGCAACTCGTCATGAGCCTTGCCTGAATAACCAATAGCCTTATCTAGATGAAGTTTGATTGATTTCTCTTTATTATCCATAGTTACTTACTTAAATTGTTTCTTATTCATCCTCCAACTCTTTAAGTGCCTTTACCATATTGTCATAAGCAGATTTTAAGTAATCTCTAATACCTAGAGATTCATACAATCCAAACTCAGACAATGCTGACTCTAAACATATCTTAGCTTTTTCTTTACTCATTGCTTATCCTCCTTTTTTTCTGTTTCTTTCTATATACTTTAGTTGTGCAATACTTATGTTGCCATATCGTTTATACATACCTTGGAGATATGCAATATAGCTAGCTAATGTTATTTTATTTGCATCCATATTCTATTCTTTTTACCCTCTCCACCTGTCACATAGAGAGGATGATTAATTACTTACTCACAAATAATAGCGAGCTGACCACAAGCTGCACCATTCTCGGTTTCAGCTTTTGTTGCAATGGCTACAGCATAATCGTAGCCCATCTTTTCCAATTGATTCTTAATTGCATTCATACTTAGTAATCTCCTTTTCTTTAAATGATTTATAATATAATTGCTTAAAGCCTAACTTGATCAAAACATTGATGTAATCTCTATACTGTTTACTGATAAAGATTTCGTTGTTGTTGCCAATAAATCTATACCACAAATTGTCAAGAAATACATTTGTCTTGTAATGACCTTTATTGCAGTCAATGATAACTAGCTTCCCACCCACCTTCAGATACTTCTTCAAGGTTGTGAAGGTTCTCTGTAAGTCTGGGATATGATGAACAACGTTTCTTAGATAGAATACATCTACTGATTTTTCTCTAAGACCGACAATCTCATCTTTCCCATCATACTGGAAGTCCAATTGTGGAAAGGTTGTTATATCGCAAGTTTTATATCCAGCCTTTGGATTATAGCCACTTCCGAAATCAATGCACAATTTTGTCATCATCAATATGATTGTTTCTTCTTACAAGCTCATTGTTCTTAACGGCCTTGCAGTACTTTTCCCAATCACAGAAATTTCCAAGAGGAGTTACGATAATATCGCTTCTGTTGTACTTCCCATAATTGCCAAATACTCCAAACGTATGGCCATTCCACTTATAATCGTAAAATCCATATCCGTCATCACCAACCTTTACAGAACCTTCTGGGAGTCTTATCTCACCATATCTAGCCTGTAAATCTTCACAGACAATGCTATAGAAGCCATCTGACAGTATTGTTTCCAGCAGTTGTGGATTCAAGCTTTCCTTGCACTTAGGAATGTTTATTCTTGTGTTTGGAATAATCTCCTTGCACAGAAGTGCCATGTCTCTACGTCTTTCGTACTGTTCGATGGAAGATACGCTTATAGCAACCTCAGTTAATCCAGCATCTTTCAATGCTACGATGATGTCCTCATTAAGCAATATTCCATTTGTAACAAGACAAATACCATCAGATGTATAGTTGCTGACTATCTTTACAATCTTTACCAGATCTGGGTTAAGCAAGCTTTCGCCTCCCATGATAGTTGCTCTTTTCAGAACACCAACCTTCTTCAATGTTTTCTCCATCTTATCACAATCCAAGCGCAACGGTGACTTGAACTTTTGGTAACAGAAGTAACAATTTCCGTTTACTCCTGTACTTTCATTCATGTTGCAATTCAGATTTGTAATAATCCGGTATCTAAAAATTCCCTTTTTCATACTAAATTAATTCCTTCTACTACACCAGTTCCAAGATGATTCTTTTCTGATATGTTATTCACGTTGATAGGAGATAACTTTACAAAGAAATGCTCCTTATCAAACCATTTTTTCAGCTTTTCCGCATCAAAATCGGAAGTGTCAACAAGTGTAAGATTGATTGTAGTCTTTAGATTGCTTTCTGTGCGAATCTGTCCCAACTCCTTAATTGTCATTTTGTTCTTATAAGGAATCAACCAATTTCGCTTGTCATCATCAAATGAATGCAAACTAATCTGCAATGTAATGTTTCCCTTAATGAAAGAGAAATCACTACCCTTAATACCAATCGTTGATACATAATGATGAGTATTAGGATATTTCTCCGTAATAATACGAATAGCCTCTTTGACTGCATCAATATTAAGAAATGGCTCACCCATACGAGTATAGTTAATCTTAAACTCTTTTGCTTTGCTTGGGTCAGCACCTGCCTTGCTGATGGCAAACTCAACCTGTTCAACAATTTCTTCTGCCGTAAGATTGCGATAACGTTTCATGTTACCTGTAGCACAAAACTTGCATCTTACTGGACACCCACTCATTGTAGATACTCCTATCATCCAACGTTCCGTGCGGTCGCCAAGCTCATTGTTGTCGAGCTTATTCTGATGTCTGCCTATTGCATCTTTGGTGTAATAAGGCAAGAATGTATCTGTAGTTTCAACAAGGAAACCATCTTCTAATTGAAGGCAATACACGACACCATTTTTAAATGTTTTCTTTCTTAATTCTTTCATATTACTATCTATTTATATCCTTTGCAGGATGGCTAGTTACTCTATTTCATATTTATTGCTTATACAAGCATCAATGGCTTTTATAGCTATGTCAATAGCTTCTGCTTCATATTCATTAAGACACATTATTCCGCTTAAAAAGACCTTTGCTCGTTTATAATTCATCGCCATATTACTATCTATTTATGCCCGAAGGCGTTAAGCATTAAGTTGCGCTCTTATTAGCTTCACTCTTAGAGTTTCTTTCATTTCTTTAGCTTCACTCCAAGGTGTATATGTTCGAGTAAAACAGTTGTAATTTCTTTCATCAACACAATGCAAGCTTGTTATGAGTAAATCCAACTCTTCATCGGATAGTGTAACATTCTTTTCCATACCTACACCTCCATTTCGTTTTTAATACCCAAACCAAAGAGAAAATGTTGAAGTTCATGGACATATTCAAGATAAATCGGTTCCGCTTCTCTAAAACGTAACATACTAATACCAGCTTGCGTAGTTATTTTAATATCTCCCTTTATGAAAGTGACAAAACGTTCATCAAGCGGAAACCACCGATTCTTTCTAAGAATATTTGTAGTGAGTACAACTGGCTTTATATCCTCAACACCAACAAAGCAGTACACCAACCATTCTTTAGGGCAAGATAAGTCAAAATGGCATCCGTCTCTTGGCTCTTTGACAATCATTACTTTGTTGTCATACTCAACAATATCGCCAATAATAAACTTCTGTTTCATACGCTTTAATATTTGCTATTAATGAAATCCTCATACTCACCTATCGTGATTTCCTTGAAATCAGAGTTGTGCTTCTCGGCTCGGATGCTGTCATCAAAGTAAACGAAAATGCGGTCTTTGTGACGGAGGAGCTGAGTAATAGAGAAACGGCTAGCTTGAGAGACTTCTATATTCAGTTCACTCATTACCTTGAAATGGTTAGCAACTGATTTATAGGAGAGAAGAACGGAGGCTATTGCCTTGCCTTGCTTACTACGCTTGTTAGGCGCAATAGCTACATAGTAACCGTCTTCCAATTTTACACCGTCTATCTTCTTCCACACCTTCTTATCTAGCGTATCGTAACGCTCAGAAAGAACCCATATAGCGGTAATCTCGTACACTCTTGTGAGAGTTCTGTTAGGCTGATAGCCCTGATATTTTTCAAATTCGAAGCCTACGGCTTCTTCAACTCTTTTCATGTAGGCTTGATGCTCTTCAAATTCTGCATCGAGAATACTCTTAATGTATTGATAAGCCTTTGTCCCTTGTTTTGCTTCGTACAACATACGCTTTACTTTTTATAGTTGCTATTCTCCTTATACCCACCACTTACAAGCCATTGACCAAATTGTTCAAGGCTTTCTATGTTATATATAAGACTCCATTTGCTACCTATATCATCAGACGTATAAGCTATAAAAGTCTTATGTGTGAGCACATTCCAACAGATTTCCAATCTGTGTAAAATGGTTTTTCTAAAATTATATCTTGCTGCCATACGCTTTACTTTTTTAAAGATGTATATATTCGTTCACTTCACCCAAAACCTGTGTTAGCAGGCTCTTTAGAATCTTCAATTCATCATTCGAATATGTAGCTATTGGATAACCATCAAGGGTAATATTACCACAACTACGACTTATCTTTAACGAGTGTTTATTTTCTTTCATATTTCTTTTTTGCTTCTTAACTTCTTTGAATATTACATGTTTTCCGTCTGAACGGTCTTCCGGTTCACACTGAAATCCATCTGCCCAATCATTATATGTCGGGTTATAACACGTATCATCATGGTCGAACAAACATCCATCGCAACCATTCTGCTCAACTGCTTCAAGAATAATAGTTACTCTCTGCCCTGCTTTAATCTCTTTCATAATCAAAACGCTATTCTAAAATCCTTACCTTTCAAAGTAGGTCTCTTTTTGAAAACGAACTTCTTTAAATCTTCAAAGTCTATCGGGAAGAGCGCACAATATTTATACTTTAATGTGCAGACGAATCTTCCGTTGAGCATAACATCGAATGTGAATATCTTCATTGGTCGCCTACTTTCTTATCATAAAGTAATCTTCTTCAACTTTATTATGTAAGTAGTATAAAAGTTTTAACTTTGTGAGTTTTTCTAACTTTCTTACTACATATTTTATAGTATTAGGACTTATATAACCGTCAGTCCAACCTCTTTTCAAAAGCCATTTAGTACTCTCCTTGTAGAATAACTTCTTGCATTTTCGTTTATTCATTTTCAATCTCCTTCACATAAAGTTTCGTTAACCTCATCATTGTATGTATGAGTAACCGGATTGTACTCGGAATGGGTTGCATATACCCTACCTTTCCGGTTAGTGAAATAGATAGCATTTCCATTGTCATAAAACCTGTACACTGTTATACTATCAACAACAAACAATTTCTCGACCTTGAATTTGTCAACAGAATCCGAGATTTGGACTCTTGTACCCTTACCTTTGCAACCTACCAAAATGGCGGCAACGGCAATTATCATAAATACCTTTTTCATATCAACTTCTTTTCTTCTTGACGAATCCGTCATTCATCATAACCTAATATGCTAAAGAACTCATCCATTTTTGGATTTAGATTATTTGCCATTAACATATATGCCGGAACGGAACGACCGATGTTGCACTCTAACTTTAATGCATGTATCATTACTGAAGCTTGTTGGCTTGAAATCTTAACCCTATCCAATCTGGAAAGTATTTCGCTCTGCGAATCTGCATTACGAAACACTTTCTTGATAAGACTTTCTATGTACTTACGCTGCTTGTCCGTCATTGCTCTTATTGTGCTCAAGAGACTCAACCAAAGCCTTCAGACCATTGAAAGTAGCATCCACCAACTCCTTGCTATCGGAAGCATCAAAATACCAATTTCCAATAATCTTGCTATTATTTTCGGCAAACATCGTAATACTCGTATGAGTATTTGAAGACGACATCTGGATAGACTCCTTTGTTCTACCCATGAGGCTGGCAATCTTTGCCAACACCTCTACATAAACATTATTCTTTTCCACTTTCTTCTTACAGTTTTTATGGTGTGTCTCACCTTTTTAATTAGTAACCTTGTTTCTTAATTACATTGCAAAGATACAAAGAATATCCGAAATATGCAAATTATTTAATGTATTTCTTTTATCTTTTAACACTCTATAATGATATGGACAAATAATTTGCTGACGTTAACACAAAAATCCCCACCACTACATTATTATATATAGTGATGGGGTAAACATTTAAAACAAAATAGCATTATGGATTTCTACGATTACTATCTAGTATTTTCTTTAATTCTCCATCTACATCAAGTACTCCACCTTGCCAATCGGACTGAATATCTAAACTGAACCAACCACCTCCTTTTGTGCGAGCAAACCAAATTTCATTCTCATCATACTCTTTAATAACACAACCAATGAGATAGTCAGTTGTTCCATTCCAGACCCAACTACACACTTCAGAATTAGTCTTGAATGCTTGCTTTACATAATCCGGTGCATAGGCATATAAAACCACGTCCTTTATGATTGCCTTATACAACCTAGAGCTACAGACCTTCCCATCATCAAAGAAAGGAACAACCTCACCTATTTTAGGTATACGCTTTATATCTTTCATTTTAAATCAAGTCCTCAACATAAGCCCATTTATAGATGGCGTTGGACTCCGTAAACTTCTTCCACCATTCCTCACCCATGAAATTCAGATGCTTGAAACGATTGCGAACCTTGGTCAAACCGACAATGCGTCTGTTGTGCTCAGGCAATTCTTCTACCGGATGCCAAGCACTATCCTTTTGGCATTTCATTCCCAACTCCAAGGCTTGTTTGGCTATCTGCCTTGCACCTTGACTAAAGTCTATCTTATCTATCAATAATTCTAAGTCCATAATCAGATTGCTTTTATATTAACTTTGTCATCAAAAAACGCTTCAAGCACTTCCTTGGCTTTAGCATCTGCTTCATCCAAGTCTTTGCATTTGACTACTTGAACACCATAACCTATAGGGTTACGCAATTCATAAATACCATCAGCCTTTACCAAGCGAAGGAAAATATCTCCACCTTTGAAGCGGTACGAATATCCTCCTGTTGCCTCGTTCCATTGTCTAACTATGTTCCTCACCGCCATAATATCTTTGCACTTTTTCCAATGTAGCACTAGCACCCTCAATGTAGGCTGCGATAATGACATTTCTATATAGCTCACTATTTTCCTTATCAATTCCTACCAAGCCTTCTGTTGATTTCAAAGGCTCAATTGTAAATTTATAAGCCTCCTCTACTATCCAGCTAGGAACTCCATTTGAAATCAAATTCTCACAATACTCATTCATAATTTAACCTTTTAAAATTAGTGGATGAGAAGGGATTCAAACCCTTCTTGGTGGCAATACCTCCCCAGTGACCTAGTACACGGAATGTTTAATCAAAAAATCCGCTCCAAGTTTGCGAGGGTCGCATTGCTTTCAGTTGCCAATGCCACTCATCCATTCGTCAGCGACAGATGCGAATTTGAAGACTGTGCACCATTCCCAACCTTGCCCAAGGGTTTTTGCCGCTGACTTTTAGGCATTTGCCAATGATTGCCGACAAATTTCAAGTGTTCACATCTTACGATGCGGTATTAGCTATCTCCTTGCCCAAGGGAACAACCATTAGCGATAGGCTATTTGTAGTTATGAAACTTCCAAGTAAAGCCGTGCGACTCCTAAGTTTATCATCCTGCCCCCACGCAAGGCATCACACGGCTTTAACACGTGGGTATTTGGTCGATTATGGAAATCCTACCTTGTTTTTCTTATATCATTCCGCTGCCAACCTGCCGCCCAATCTACCGGAGCTGCATTACAGCAGTGAAAAGACGTGTTCACATTATATAAGGCAGCTCTGAACTCATCCAATTCTTCTGCCGAGAACGGACAATCCTTGTTTACTCGCCTTTTCATAATTTCACTACATTATAACCAAGCCGACTTGCAAGATCAAGGAATGCATTAAAGTCTTCCTGTGCAAGTTCTGTTCCTGATACTACTCCATTCTCCAACGTGAAGTAACGCTTTGTATTGTAAAGCACATCTTCTAAGCAATAAGTTTCTTTCATCCTAATTCTAATCAATAGTAAACAACCTTTCGACTGGTCTCTTTGTGATATTCGGGTTGAGAGAGTTTGTTACTTCCTTTTCCCAAACACATCTGAACTCCTGTGGCATCTGATACTCGCTGATAAAGACCTTATGTCCTCTTCTAGCCATTTCCATGCACCATATATAGAAACTTTCGTAATCGAAGTTCTTTGATACATCGTACTTTTTCGTAGCTTTATAAGGTAAATCATAATACACTATACTCTTATCCGGTATCACAAGTTCATCATAACTGCCGCTATAGAACTCAACACCTTTGATGAGAGGCACATCACGCATTGTGTTTTCAATCTGCTCCCTTATGTAATCCCTTACCTTTCTGTTCTTGCCCACAACGTTGTGTCCGCTATAACCGCCATCGAAGAAACGACCATTGAAAGAAGCCATAAAACCAATCCATCCGACCGCCGCATCGGTGTATCTGCCGTTCTTTCCGTGGTAGCAGTCTCTTGCGTCCGCATACAACTTCCTCGGTATCTCTTCCTTGAACTTAGTCCCTGCTTGCAGAGCCTTCCACATTTCGATAAGGTACTTATTCTTATCGTTGGCAATTCTGCGATACGTGTCCGGAACGTTCTCTATAACGCTACAGCCACCACAGAAAGCATCTACAAACGTATCATGCTCCTTATCCAGCATAATCGGCAATATTTCATGCACGATTCTAGCCTTGCTACCCATGTACTTCATCCTATCAACTTCTTAATCATTTTAACACCTCGCTTACCTAACTTTCGCTCGACAACCGCATTGTAACTCACTCCATCAATGGAACACTCATCCGGATAACGTTCTTCAAGCCAGTCTGTGAACTTAAGTAAGTTGAAGACCAACTCTTTTCTCTCTAAAAGAAACCGCATATCAATGAACTTTCCAAAGCTTACACCGAAAATTTTCTGAAACTCATTACCTATCGGCAAGAATTCACTTGGTTCGATTTTCATTAGCTTGCTTTCTTAGATGTCACACTCTCCAAAGGATAGTCACTCTTCATAAAGTCACTAATTCCTATGTAAGTTCGCTGTAAATCTTTCTCATCGTCCTTCAGGTCTTCCGTTGCGTTGATAGCCGCCTCATTCAAAGTCTGTTCGTCAAAGACACCTTTTCTTACCTTATCGAAATAAGAAAGAATTTCTTTTGTCATCAAATGGTCAGCCAATCTCTTGAAATCCTTATCCATCACTAATGCCATGAAGTCATAAGAGTTTTCAAAGGCCAAGATAGGAGCAAAGTCCTTGAACGCTTGCATTAAGTTAACATGCAAATCTTCATACAGCTTACGGATGATATTCTCATAAGTTCCCAAACAGAGGTTGGTGAGATTATACAGGATGATTGCATTCGCATAAACTCCCGATTTTTCACCAATCCCTAAGTTCTGTAATCTTAAAGCAAGCTTATCTCGCAACTTATACAAGTCTCCACTAATCTTGTCATAGAACGTCATTGCGAATTCTTCATTAAAATCTGCATTAGGAACATAAGCGTCATAATACTTAACCACCTTTCGAAGGTTCTTCTTGCAGTCCACCCACTTCTTCTTAACTTCAAACCTAACGCATTTCTTCTTCAGAATACTTTTTTCGATTTTCTGCATAAAGCACTCTGCTAAGACCATTTCGACATATACATACTGCTGAAGATAAGCCCTAGTAACGACCATAACCTTATTCACTTCGGTTTCGGTCATTCCATTCGGAACACTGATAATTATCTTCTTGCCACCTACGTTCAACAAGACTCTTCTGAAACAATTAACACTAGGCATGATGTTTTCTATTAGAATATTCAACAACCTTGTTATAGCACTCTGTCCTTACCAAATCCTCGACCTTATTCAATACGATAACCTCATGGGTATCATTCATATTGACTTGTGGACAGCAAATCTGATAAAAAAACTTTGTTCTGATGGTAAAACCAAAGAATTTGATTTGCTCCTTGAATACCCGACCGGACACCACCTTATCAAGTTTCTTCTTGCCATCGAAGAGATTCAAACTCTCCTCTCTACGATATACAATATCGGTCTTAACCGAAAAAAACTTTCCTAACATAACTATTCCTCCAAATTTCTAAGCGTTTCCAGACTCTCATCATTATCAACATCATAGCCGATATGATATTCGTTACCAATTCTTGCACCAATGTATACCTCTTCGGCATCCAAGATATAACGGAACATCTGTTCACGAACCTTTATCTGCTCATTATCCAAACCTAGCACATCAAAGCACTCTTCCTGCAAAGACTTATATGGTTTTGTTTCCATATATGAGACATAAGCCAGCTTGCCATCCTGATGCAATGGCTTCCACTTCTCCCACCAATGGTTGCGGTACTCCAAAATACCTCTTTCTACTCCATCGGCACAAGCATGTTTAACTATTCGTATTTTCATTATCTACCTTTTTTAAAACTACTTTAACCGTCTTCCCTTGACACTTTAACACACGAGACTTAATCTTGTATGTTAGGTTATTAATCACGACATAATCCCCTACACAAGGCATAAAATAAAAGTCGTAATTTTTCCAAATGATATTACCTTCGTACTCGAATTCTACCATTTTTCTGCTCTCCTAATGTTTTCCTATATTTATCTAACATTACTGAATTAATCTCAGACCAAAAGGTTACAATTACGTCTTCGAAATCAACATTATGTTCCTGTGCTATAAAATTTCCAGCACTGACGAAATCAAAATAGCCTTCAATCGTCTCTTGTGTACCAGTACATGTTCGTGTTATGCCATTCTTGACATACTTAGCCACAAAATAATAGCATTTCTTCATCGCAATAACTCCCTAATAAATTCGTTACGCATCGGCTCAACGATGCTTGTGTACAAACTCTGCTTATCTTCGGGAATGTCATCCGGTGTAATAGAGAACATCAACAAATAAGACATCGGAATCTCCAATACCTTGCATATTGCATCAATCTTACTCTTACGTGGAAACGTTCTTCCGGTCTCCATAAACAACATATTTGTCTCGCTACAACCGATAGCCTTACCAAGTTGTCGTTGGGTCAAGCCCTTGCTTACCCTCATTGTCTTAATCGCCTTTCCTAAATCCATTTAACCTCCTATTTTAATTTTTCAAATCTATTCTTAATTGCTATCATGGCATCCTTGACTCCATCTTTGTACCCAACGGAATATAAAGTACAATCCTCTTCGCTAGGTTTTCCGGTTTTTGATTTCAGAAACTCTTCTATCTCACGGAAGCCATGCTCCAAGAATCTAAGAAACATAGCGTTCTTCGTGATAGCTGGTCGTAGGACATTTTTAACCCAATTCCATCCATCACCATAACCTAACGTGAAATTTGAATTGCTACAATATTTCACTTTTGGTTCTTCAAGCCATTGTTTTAAAATTTCTTTCTTTGTCATTTCTTTCAGTTTTTGTGGTGTGCCTCACCATTTTAATTAATAACATTTGTTTCTTAATCACGATGCAAAGATACAAAGAATTATTGTAATATGCAAATAACTTAATGTGTTTCTTATCCCTATTAATATATTTTAATCTTACTATGTAGAATCTACTATTTGTTTTGCAGTTTTTTACATTTCGCTCTCTTTCAAATACCCCTGTTGTCTATTACCTTTAACGTGTGCCTCACGCTTTGTAATTTTTGCATCTTGCAGCGATTTCTGTCAGTCGCTTCCCTTGTACTTTCGTAGTGCTACCTTTCTTGCATTTCAAAACATTTCCTATACTTGTATTTTGTATTTCCAAGAAATGGACGCAACAAAAACAACTTCTAAAATTCTTATCCATTTGACATTTCCTTTTTAAGTTTCTTTCTTTGAGCCAAGAACATAACAATCTCCTCGAAATCATCACAATTCAAGAGCATTTGTCCGACCTGCCATTCCATGGCTTTCTGCTTGGCATCCTCCATACCCTTTGCAAAAAATGTGATTTGCTTCGCTTGGCTTCGATTCTCTACAGTTACTTCAAGTGTTCCGAATTCAAGCTCGGTAGTCTTCATGCAGAGACCCTCATCAAAGAGCCTCTGCAAATGATTATAAAGGTTGCTCTTTTCCATTTTTCAATCTTTCATTTTCTTGTTTTAACAAGTCCTCAAATTCCTTACGCTTTGCTCGCATATTCTCGAACCATTTACTTGGTGTTATAGGACACCCCATAAGCCAATGATCCAAGTTTGGAACAGGCAAATTGAACTCACTAGCTTCAATCGTATAATCATACCATTTCAGCAACTCTTCCTCTGGAGCATCCTTGTCTATATCAGTTACAATAGTAGCCATATCGAAGGTAAAATCACCGCAATTGGCTATTCCTCCAACTTGGTCTCCTATCCAAAATGTCTCCGGATTATCCAATCCGTAAAACTCATGCTTCTCACAAAATGCCTTCAAATAAGCATTGCAAGCATTCTCGTAATCTTTCTTTAATTTCACCTTATTCATATCACATATTCTTAAAAAGTTTCTTAATCTCGCTCTTCTCCACCTTAGGATGGGAGCACGTAACAACTTGCGTACTTGGGGCATGTCTTACCTGCCATTCGCAAGTATTACACCCCAAATCACCAACTTTATTAATTGCATTGGTGTATCTGCCTTTCTCACCATAGGGGCAATCGGTAACAAAATCCTTTCGTCCCCAGATGTACTCATCTATCTTGTATGAGATAGCATTTGCTTTCTCCTTTTTCTCGTTATTATTCAAAAACATCATATCATCAATATTTAAAACAGACATAGCTGACCATCATCAGCAACCTTTAAATTGTTCTCAGGAAACCAAAGTTCCTCTAATATCCTTTCCATGCATGCTACAACAATCGAATTTCCAGCTGCTTTTTGAAGACTTGACTTCGACACACCATTTTCAAGCATTCTGCCTATGTATTCTTCGTCAACATCCATCAAACGAAAAAGTTCTCTCGGAGTCAAACGCCTAATGCGCAACCTTGTCTCTCTAAGCACAACCAAGGAGTCCTTGCTCGCAGATGTAATGGTATTGGCTATATTCTTTCCAAGCTCAACCTTTGGGCTATGCTTTTCGCCTTTTATCCACTTCCCTACAGAACGAGTTCTTATAGCTGCGCTCATAGGCTCTTTCCATTTATTTGATACGAACTTCTCTTTACATAGCAGGGCATCGCTCAAAAAGTACTTCTCATCCACATTTTCCTCCAAGACATCAACTAAGTGTTTCTCCAGCTTTATCTTTCTCGGAAAATGATAATCTATCTTATCACCATCGTTTCGTATAGAGAGCATGAAGACACGCTTTCTACTCTGAGGAACACCGCAATCTGCGGCATTTATCACCTTAGCGAAGTTGATATATCCATATGATTCCAACTCCTTGCGCCACTTATTGAAGTAGCCGATAAACTTGTCTTGAACCAAAGCCTCAACATTCTCCATCAAGAGGTATTTCGGTCTCTTGGTAATAATGGCGTTTCTTGTAAACCAAAGGATAGAGGAACGTGTATTGCTTCCCTCCTCTATTCCTTTCTGCTTTCCGGCTTGCGAAACAGACTGACAAGGTGTTGAATACGTCAGTAAGTCAAAGTCTTTAACCTTACTCCAATCTATCGTTGTCATATCACCGAAATTCTTGCCGGACAGACTAGGAAAGCAAGCATTATGCAAGGCTATTGCACTTGGCTCTATCTCAGACCATCCGATACACTCGTAATCGAAATCAGAATATTTCTTCTTCAGTCGCTCCAAAGCCATCAGTTGAGAGTCATATCCGGCACATAGTTCAAATGTCCGTATCTTCATTTCTCTAAGCTTTTGAATTAACTCTTAACCCTGCCTTAATCTCGGCAGCTATTCTACCTTCGTTTGCCAATCTGTCGCAAAGCTCATTGTACTCTACTCCTGTATGGCTCTTCACCTTGCGCCAAGTGATGTGTGCTACATGAGCGGAATGCTTTCTAAACTTCTCCATCAAGTCTAAGTTCTTGTGTGCAGAATAAACACCGCTCAAAGTCTTAAGTGCATATTGGCTATCACTATGAACCTTAACAACCGCACCTTGCGGGCAATGACCGACACCACAGATGATTGCCAAAAGCTCCATACGGCTTATTGTCGTGTCAATTGTTCCATAGTTACCCTGCTTATACACCTTGCCTTCGTGTAAAATCACATAAGCAGCACCACCAGTGTAATTTCTTCGCTTGGTATCAGTCCGAAGAACCGCAGAACCATCAGTCCACACTTCATAGCAGTCGTGCATCTTTTCTTCCTTGGTCTTGAACTTGAAACCATGCTTGCGGTATGTCTGGCTCGGATTCTTCAAGGAATTCCATTTCTTGACCAAATCCTCCCATTTCTTAGGGACTTTACCGCTTGGCAGCAACCATCCGACATCATCAAATCGACCATAAAGCCACTTTAGGTTGTCTTTCATAAAACCTGCCATCGAGCAATACATTGCAAACTCTTCATAAGTTGGTTTTGCAACGTTTCTGTGCTCATCGCCCTCTTTCTGTTTTCTTTCTCCCATAGCTTCTTTCTTTTCTTAGTTTCTTTAATCAACCTCACAACACATACGAGTAGTTTATATACATAAGTGAAATATACTTCGTATATTCCCCTTAACTCTACAAACTCCCTTACGCACGCAGGTTATTTATAGATTCTCTCGTCTACTATTATTACGTTCGATTTTTTACCCACTTCATCTTTCGCTCAATAATTTTTGGGTTTGTTCCACTCTTCGACTTAGATACTTGGCTTTTTAGGACTTTGTATTTGTTAGCGCATCGCAGTTGACCCTTTCGATATTTTGCCGAAATGATGATAAGATTTCCGAACGCATCATAATAATGCCAATTGTTAGTACAAGCACATGCGTCTACTCCGACTTCTGTACATTGGACTATTTTTTTTACCGTACCAGACTTAACAAGCTTTTTGATAGTCTTCCCAACTTGGTATCTAGTTGAACAGGTATCTTTCATCATGCTGGTGTATGAATAACTTGTGTACTTTTCATTGAATGGTCTTTCCAACATACGAGCTTCCGTTTTTTTGGCACTACGTACACTTTTAATCGTATTCCCATTGACGGCTCTACAATGCGTATTGGAGACATCTTCAATAACATTGATTTTGTTACTCACAACGACATCACACAAAAGACTTCTCAACTGAGGCAAGGTAAGTTTAGCTATCTCGCAGCGTCTTGTCTTGTAACTGTATTGGAAACTGTCATGCAACTTGTTCGCTATGATTCTCTTCACACCGAACTTGTTAGTTTCAATTCTACAATATCCAAATTTAACTGATAAATCCAAATATTGTTTGAAATCTTTCTTGTTGTAGCCCATCACTTTAGCTGCTTGGTTTGTAGATCTAAAATGAAGGTCTGATGCACGGAATAGAAATTTTATCTTTAAGGCAAAACAAAATCCCACCAAGCGATTCTTATCGCCTAGTGCAATTTTAGCTTGCTTGATACCAATTCTAATCTGATGCATAATAACTCGTTTCCTTATTTGTTTAACTTATCTGTGTTTCGCCTACTCCAACAATTATTGCCCATTGCTAACCTAGAGCAATCTAAGAATGTTTCGACTCAAAACAAGGATTCTAAAAAGAAATCCTTACCCTTCATTCGTCTGACACCGAAATCTAGGTAAGGATTATCGTGATGTGGCTTTCGCCACGGAAAATCTTATTGATTCTTGTAAGCGTGTCAGCACCAACAAAGCACGCTGCAAAGATACTAATTTATTTTCAAACTGCAAGGATTTTAATGTGTTCTTCTGCCCTTATTGCGCATTTTTAACACACAACACAATTTTAGTTACGTATATAAAACTACAAATACATTAAACCGCTTGCAAATTTAACATTTAACACTCTAAGGCATTTTCAAGACAAAAAAAAGAGCAACCACCATCACTGGCAGCTGCTCCATAAGTTGTTACCTTAAACCAATCTAAAACCTTAATAACTAAAAACCAACCTAATAAAATAACTTTTTCTTATATTTTACCGTGAGAAAGAAAATCATTGTAACCAGCATCAAGGAAACGACCCAAAAGGAAATCATACCGAATTTCCAATAGAACAAATCCCATCCCTCCAAGTCTTTCTCAATATATTCCTTTTTGGTCTGGGCGATACTCAATTCTCTATTTAGGCTATCCCTCTGAGCCTTGTATATACTCGCTCGCTCTGCTATCTCCTTATAATGAATAAGGCTATCACGAACCTTGGATAGTTCCTTGCTGTCCCTGTATCTAATCTCTATATGAGTAGAATCCTTACCTAGAACCTTACCACTCTCATCTACCCTTGTCTTGACATCATCCTTGATGTAAGTGGAATCCTTAACCTGCTTTTCGGTCTGCTCCCAATGGTAAGATAGCAAGCTATCCCGAATAAGCTTGACCCTTTCGTTGACAATTGAGTCCCAGTGAGCATAAGTAGTAGTGTCTCGCACCACCTTTTCCACTTCTACATATCTCGTTGTCCGGCATCCGTACATCATCAGCATGATGAAGAAACCTACCAATATGGTAACGAGCCAACGCCACCAATCAAATCTTAGTTGCATATCAACCTCCTTTTTGAGTGCAAAGGTACAAATTATATTATATATGACACAAAAAGAGCCATTTGGGTTATTTCCAAAACCCGAATAAGTGAAAAACTAGCCATTTTCTGTTAACGAATGTAATCAAGCCTACTATTATAGCCAAAAGACGTTAAAGCAAAGAAAATAATTTGATTTTTTATTGCATATTTCAAATATTCTTTGTATCTTTGTAACAGAATTAGAAAGGTGAGACACACCTTCAGAAACTGTATTATTAACAATTAAGCCCTATCGCATCACGGCAAGCGAAAAGAATATGGCAACAACTAATAAAAAAAGAATGCGTGAGTTCTTCGAGTTCGGATTTGAGCAAGTTCAAGCTAAGTCCATCATTTAGGAGTGTAACTTCATTGCAGATGCTAAGGAGTTCGCAAAAGGTGGCAAGTTCGAGCGCTTCGCAGACTACACAAGAGAGCGTTTCGAGAACGAGTTTCAATGTGCCCTTTTGTTCGCATAATAACCATTTAAACTTACGGATATGAAAGAATTAAGCTTGACAACAGATTTGATGTTTAATCGCATTCTCGCTAAAAACAATTTTAAGTATGAGGATGAAGAAACAGCCAAAGAAGAAATAACTAAAATGCTATCTGATACAGACCTCACTGTAGTTGAGAGTAGATGCAAGGCTATAGAGATGGTCAATCCAGACAAGAGCCTAGAAGTACAAAAGTCTATTATAGCAGAAGGTTATCTATTCTTAAAAAACGAATATGCAATCTCTATGCAACTTATCCAATATAACGCCTATGGTACGATGAAGTTCGCATACGTTGTAAAAAGCATAACTATTTAGATTTACGGACATGAAAGAGATTCAAAAACTATTAATAAAATGAGCAAAGAATATTATATCGGAGATAGTGATTTTTGGGGCAATAATAGCCCAAACGATAAGTTTAACAAAGAGCTTGTTCCGCTTTTAAAAAAGTTAGGAGTTAAGTCGGAAACTGACTTAGACAAGATAGCAAACATAGTAAAAGATATTAGTTCTATGAGCTACGAAAACGGATATGATAATTGTGAAAAAGAAAATCAAGAATATTCATAAGTTATGGAGCATAAAAACATTCTATCCTACATAGCCAAGGATATACAGAAGACTTGTGAGAGACTTGGTATTTACGCTGAGTTCACACCAAAGGACGAAAAGCACATCGTAAGTTCCGATTTCAAGATGGAGCCTGCAATCTTCAAGAGCATTCATGTTGAGGCTGACCTCCACATTCACCCATCAGAAGTATCTGGAGAAGATGATGTGCTTGACATAGACGTTAGCTTGCATTATCGCTACTACCATTGGGAAGGTGGCGAGAATGGTTGCAACATCGGTTGGATGAAATACCAAATACAACAAGCCCACTTCAATAAGGACAAAGTGTATATTGATAATTTCGAGAGTCTTTGTACCATCAAGAGATGGCGAGGTATTGAACTTTAAAATAAAACTATATGAGTAAGACAAAAAACAATATTCCGTATGAGAGGCAGATGCTTCCCATTCTTCGCAACTACGACAAGCTGGTAGAAGAAAACAAAGCAATGAAAGCTATTATAGCGAACATAAGCAAAGTTTGTAAGCCCGAAGATACTGTCCTCCAATTCAAGAAACTAGATGGACAAATCAAAGACTTAACGAACAGACTTAATGTATGCAAGAAAAAATTGGAAGAAATAGACAATTTGGTTAGGGATAAATTAGAACGAGAGCACTTTTTCGTTTCCAATAGAAGTACCACCCTAGCAAACGTAAGGCTCTTAACAAAATAGATATGGATAACAAGAAAAGTAACAGAGGAGGTGCAAGGGCTGGAAGCGGACGAAAGAAAGGGAACAACGTGAACCTTTGCATAAGGATGCCAAAGGAAACCGTGGACTATATAAAGCAGAAGTCCAAGGAGGAAAATGTTCCTATAGGCTCTTGGATAACCACCAAGCTAGGACTTTAACGAAGATAGCCCCACCGACTAGAACGATGGAGCTATTTTTGTGTTATTAGCTGTTTATTACACGTCCATCATTGCAGACGAGCTTTCCGTACTTGATGTTCCCGACACGTCTGAGCCAACCCTTCAGATTTACCTCTTGCTTAGGGTCGTTCTTCACGATGTCGTTAAGGTAAGTAATCCTAGCGACCTTCAGACTGTCGAACAAGACCCACTGTCCTTGTTTAAAGTTATTGATAGCCGCCAAGGTGTTCTTGCCCATGATTCCGTCCACCTTTGTTCCTACAACTTTCTGTATCTTCTGGATAGCCTTTGAACAGCCGCTATTGTAGGCGAAGTCCACTAGGAGGTTCGCCACCGATTGGTTGTTTAGCTTGTCAGCCATGCAAACATCCCAGTAGTTCCTCTTGAACAGCCGATCATAATCTGCCTTGGTAAGCAACTTCACATCCTCGGCATTGATTACCCCATCACCATTCTTGTCATATCCAACCTTCTTCCAAGTAGCGAGCGTGATTCCGTATTTTGTCGCTCCACCCCTATCACTCTTCTTGTTTGTATACTTAGATGATTCCCAACTAAGTACGAACTCGCTTAAAATGTCCGATTTAGCCATTGTCTTTTTCCTCCAACTTTAAGTTATTGTGTTCGCCACGTTCCCCTATCGTCTTGGTAATGCCAGCCGTGACGAACAAACTAGCCACACTACCAACAAATGCACTTAACCCCATCAAATCGGTCTTGATAGTCCCATAAGTTACCACTTCCCACACTAAGATAAAGCAGACAACCAGGAGCATCAAGAGACCTATCAGAGTAACGGACACTAAGAAGAATGCCTTGCTTGAATGTCCGCTATTAACTTGTATGAGTAATTTCAGATACTTAACCATATTTTAATCCTCCCTGTCACGATATATCTCATTTTCTTCCTTTTCAACCAACGTTTCTAAGGATTCTCGCTTTCTTGGTGGGGTTCTAAGTTGGCATCCATCCTTGATGCATCTGTTCCATTGTGCCTCATGCAAGGCAAGCTTCAAATCGTTCTTCTCATCCCTTAGATTGCGTATGGTAATACGATACTGATTGATTTCCTCATACAATTCATCTACTTTACTATTAAGATTAACGACCGACTCGTTGGAACGTTCATAGAGAGCCTTCCACTCATCGGCATATGATGAAATAGTCTTATTCTCTTCCTGTGATGCGAGTGCCGCCTCCTTTCGTTTTCTACTATTATAGTACAGCAACGTGGAGATAACTCCCGATGCGCAAAGAAGATTAATTCCCGTCTGTATTAATTGAATAGTTTCCGCTGTCATTTCCTTATGTTTTTTGTTGCAAAGATAGCTATTTATATATAATAATGTGAAAATAGCCGAGTCAGAAAACTACACAATTAATTTTTGTGCAAATAATTAAATATTTCCTTAAACAAAGTTATAACACATTAAATTATTTGCTCTATCAATAAAATCTCATTACCTTTGCAAATACAGGTGAGTCACACCATAAAAAACTGAATAAAAATGAAGATAATAGAACAAGATACAATAGACATCATTAAGGCGCACATAAATGAACGACCAAGATACAAGTTGGCACAAAGAATGGGTGTCAGCGTGAAATTCTTGTATAAGATTCTACATGATTGCAATTGTAAAATCGAACATAAAAGACCTGTTCCGAAACCCAACAAGAAGCGTGATGAACAAATTGCAAAGCTTTACACCAACCATTCAGTCAAAGAGATTGCCGAGATTATAGGGTGTCATCCGTCTACAGTAGGAAAGGCGGCAAAAAGACTAAAGCTTACTCATTCGAATGAAACTATCGAAAGACTTAAAAAGAATAGTTTGGCAAATTTAAAGAAAGCGTATGAGAAAGCAACAATAAGTAAAAGGGTAAAAAGCTGGCAAAGAACCATGCAGATGGAGAAATTCAGAGTTATATCCTGCATTCCACAACAGACAAGATTCAAATTTGCGGATATGCCTATAAAAGCATATCATGCCAAGTACAATCTCATAACAAAACATGGATATTTCGCTTTCGAAGGTGAGCCATACATTTTAGGTTATGACCGGAATACTCATAGGATGAATGAAGAATACTATAAGAACAAATATGGATTTTCTTTTGAGGAGGATGAAGAATGCCAAGAAGATTAACAAAAGAACAGATAGACTATATTAAAGTCCACATCAATGACTACCCACGAAAGGAAGTAGCCAAGGCTGCTGGTGTTACACTACACACCTTATATAAATATATCACTATTTTAGGTGGCACAAAAATAGACAACAAGTTGAGTAAAGAAACCATCAGCCAAATTTCCGTCATGTACCAAACGATGACAGCAAGGGAAATTTCCGAAGTGTTGAATATTCCTCAATCTACAATATTAGGACAAGTCAGTAAGCTTGGTTTAAAACACAATGTAGAAACGATAAATAGAATTCGTAAAGAGCGAAACAAGTCTCTAAGAAACTATTGGAATAAAGAAAGATATGCACGTAAAGGAAGAAAACTTCACATGCAATACAAAATGGATGAACTTAGAGTTATGTCGGGCAAGCCGCAAGAGACAAAGTTGAGGATAAGAAAGCTCTCCTCAAAGGCTTTGAATGCTAAGATGTATTTGCGAAAGTCTTATAACTATTTCTACTCTAAGGGTGAGCCGTTCATTCTCTGCTATGACTCCGAGACAAAAAGACACCCTAAAGAGGAATACTATACTGAAAAGTTTGGTTTCAAGTTCGTGTGTGCTTAATTTCTGTTTGCTGTTCCGTTTGCATTTTTCGTTTTCTGCAAACGGAATTTGCAAACAAGCCTTTGATTTCCATGCATCCGGAAGTATGATATTACCTCCTATCACCTTAATTACTTGATTATTAGTGATTAAAAGAAAGTTTGATAGAGTTATTTAATCTTATCCTTATTATTCGTAACTTTGCAGCCGTAACGTTACATAGAGTTAGTTTAATTAAGGTTTAACACAAAAAGATTATTCTTATGGAGACATCAAAAACTTATGTTTTTAATCCAGAGGGTTCAGGTAACAATGGAGGAATGATGAGCTTGATAGCTCCTTTGCTCCAACAGAGAGGCGTTGATCCAAACGTTCTTCTTGCGATGAAGGGTAATAACGGATTCGGCAATGGTGATGGTTCTTGGTTCATTTGGCTGCTCTTTATCCTTTGCTTCTGTGGTTGGGGCGGTAATGGTTTCGGCTTTGGTGGTCGTGGTAATGGCGCAGGTCTTGCCAATGAAATCAACAATGACTATGGTCGTTCCTTGCTTATGGATGCTATCGGTGGCAATCGTAATGCACTCAGTAATCTCGCAACTCAGCTCAATTGTACTGAAGGACAGATTCAGCAAGCAATCTCTGCCTTGACAACCCAAGTCCAGAACGTGGGCAACCAAGTAGGCATGAGCGGAATGCAAACTATCAACGCTCTTCAACAAGGTAATATGCAGATTGCATCACAACTCGCTGATTGCTGCTGCCGTGTAAATAATAATATTACGGCTATGGACGGAAACGTCAAGTTGGCTATGTGTCAGCAGACTGGCACTTTGCAGAATGCCATCAACAATGTAGCCGTAGGACAGGAGCGTGGCTTCTCTAACGTGGCCTACGAGACCCAGCGCCAGACTTGTGACTTGCACAACGCTATCAAGGAGAGCACTCAGACCATCGTTGACGGTCAGAAGCAGGCTGAGATGCGTGAGATGCAGAACAAGATTGATTCTCTTCGTGAGGAGAACAGTACCTTCAAGTCTTCCGCTATGACATCACAGATTGTGGGTCAGGCTGTAGCACCTATCAATGCGGTATTGGCTGGCTTGCAGAGTGAGGTGGCTGGTATCAAGTGTAAGTTGCCAGAGACGGTAACTACGCCTTACAGCCCATTTACTGCGGTTCCTAATTGTGTCGCTTATCAGGCTGGTCTGTATGGTTTGAATGCTGCCAACAACGGATTCTGGGGTTAAAGAAAGGAGGCTGCTATGTTATGGATGAGACCTTTTGCATGGGTTAATCGTAACGGCTCGGCAGCTATCGCATCTACAGGCGTGGTGGTGAACACCGAAAATGTTGTTTTCTCGTTCAGAAACCACGCCTTCGTGAATGCTAACTATAGGGGAACTATCTTTGTGAACCTACATCAAGCCATTCCGACAGGTACGACAAATACGCTGCCAATCCTTTTCGAGACCAATGGCGTAACCCAAGCTGTAACTAAGTTCAACGGCAATCCTTTGACGGTAGCCGACATTGCAGGAACTGGAGTTTATCAGTTTTGGTTCGAGCGAGATACTAACACCCTTCAGCTAATGACGGGTATTGTTTAACAATTAACATTACAAAGCTATGTTTCAAGGACTTCGACCTAACAGCATATTCTATGTGCTTGACAAGGGTGAAAACCCAAGTCTCAAAATCGGACAGGTTGTGTCGGTCAGTAACCCACAACCTAAGTTCCCAACATATACTCCTGGGCAATTCAACCCACAACCAATGGAGACTACCGTTGATGTTGTAGTGAAATTGCCGAATGAGCAAATGGAGTTCAAACAACTCCCTTCCAATATGCAAATCGCAAACTCAGAGAACCTCGTGGTTTCTGAAAGTCGTGAAGCCATGGATGCAGAAGTTGAGGCTATGTATCGGCATTCTAAGGAGATTGTGGAAAGTGAGTCATACCACAAAAAGGTTATGGAAGAGTGTGCAAAGATGCGTGCCATCTTGAATCCACAAATAGCCAAAGACAGACAACAGGAAGAAGACATCAATAACCTCAAAAGCGAGGTTAGCGGAATGAAGGGAACTTTGACCGATATTAAGTCTATGTTGTCAGTGGCTTTGGAAAAAGTTAATACAAAAAAGTAAATCATTATGGGATACATGATAGAAATTACCGAAAACAAGGTAAATGAAATGTCGGAACTTGTAGAGAAGATGCTTAAGTATGGTGGTAAACTCATGCACTGCATTGATGAAATGGGGGATGACAAGTATGGACGAATGGGTCACAGAAGCCCAATGCCGGATTACCGAGACAATTGGGATGATGACGATGATGACCGCTATAGTGAAAGACATGGTGGTCGCAGAGGTGGCGGTTATCGCTATTAGTATTACACTTTGAGGTGGGGAGAAATCTCCACCTCCTTTAAAAGCTTTTATTATGGGAAGATACAAAATACCACTTGACGCATACGATATGAAGCCTGAAGGGATGATTGCGTACCTTCGCTACAATGGCTGGCACTTCAATAAAAAGATGTGCGATTGGGCTATTACCTTAATGCGCAAGACAAACGCAACGACTGGTAAGCTCGAAAAAGTTGAACCGACAGAAAAAGATACAGTCGAGGAACTTCTTAAAGTCAACAACGTAAAGTTGGAGAATGCCGACAATTACGATTTCGTCTATGTCGCAAACATGGCTAGAGCCGATTTCTTTAAGTCCTCTTTAAAGGACGAAGCTGCTTTGGCTCAATTCATTAAGGATATGGTGGATGACCCTGACCAAGCGGACGGATTTATTTTTAATAGATTTTATGCCGATTGCAACCATAATGGTATCGGCATTCCATGGGATGATGTATTATGATTAGACAAGAAATTTACTTGGAGAAATACGATTGGAATGTGATTGTATGTCATGTAGCTAATCAAGAAGAGGTTGACGAAGCTATGGACTTACTAAGTTCCATTGATTGTAAGGGGCAACCATTATTGGATGCATACGACCACATTTCAACCGATTCTTCAAACAAAGGATTGACATACACAAATGTTTCAAAGAAAACAAGTGTTGTGCTCATTTGCAAGTCTACTTCTGAAGGTGAGTATATAAATAGTCTCACACATGAAATGTTTCATGTAGTAGCACATATATGCAACCATCTGGGAATAGATATGCAAGGCGAAGAACCATGCTATCTTATGGGATGGCTTTGTCAGTCGATATTATAGAAGATTTCCTTATAAGTTTAACTTGGCGGGCAGACCTTGGATTTTTCCATCTGCCCTCCTATAAAATTACAAGAATATGAGTTGTTCGAAAATCAAAAATTACCTTTATGAACGTTTTAATGAGGATTTTAACGTTCTATCTGAGAATGAAAATCGAGTTATCATTACATTTGATGATAATGACTTGTCGGTACTCGTAAACAAGATGGAGAATAAATTATTCATTCTCGTTCCGCTAACTAATATGCATTCGTTTGAACATCATCCGGATTGGATCTTGGTAGATGGCGAACGCATCAATAGCAACCTATTTTGGAAGGAATGCGGCAACCAAGTGATAGAATATCAAGGTGATGCCCCTATAGCTATCAAGCAAGACACCATAGAGAGAATTGTTAATGATTTCATTAAAAACAGATAACGTTTTAAAATTTGCATTAATTTATTTGCAAGGTCATCTTTTTTGTCGTATCTTTGCATTGTAATAAAAATGGTGAGACACACCGGAACAACTGTGTTTTACAAACTTAATTTTCGTAGATAAAGATATTAATATATCAATATAGAAAAGCAAAATTATGACAGAAAAAGGATATTTAATCAAGAAAAAAGTATTATTCATTGATTTAGACGACACGATTATTACAACTATATCAGGAAACACCTTTCCTACAGATGTAACAGATTTCAAAATCCGTAAAGAGGTTTTGGATAAGATTGTAGATGCATTCCCTACTCTTTACTATGTGGAAATAGTCTCAAATCAAGGAGGCATCCCTCAATTTGTAGACGAACAGGATTTTATCGGCAAGATTAAGGCTATTGAAAGCTTTATGCAAAAATATCTTCGCAATCATACCGGACGAAATATCTTCGTCAACTCTATGTATTGCCCATCGCATGCAGAGATAGGAATGAGAAAGCCAAATACAGGAATGCTTGAGTCGTATTCTTCTTGGAAAAAGAGTGAGCTGATTATGATAGGTGATGCTAGTGGAAAAGAAGGTGACTTCTCGGACTCCGACAAACAATGCGCAGAGAATTTCGGAATTGAGTACATTGATGTAGAAGACTTCTTGAAAATATGAAAACAATAAAAAAGAGAGGCAATCACTTACCTCTCTTACTCTTAATGAAGTGCAGAATATCCCACTTCTTCCAATATCTCGTATGCCCACGCTTCTTACACTCGCCATTCGGTATGTCACCTCTAGCAACCATACGATTAAGTGTAGCATCGGAAACGTGAAGCTTCTCCTTGACCTCCTCAGTGCTCAGCATAGGGTTGAGCATATCGGGGATGATGTCACACAATCTATCCAAATCATCATCGCTCATTCCGCAAGCGGTGACCTTCTCGCCATTCCTCTGCTGCTCGTCAGCCTTGAAGCAAGCATCACTCAGCGACTTTAAAGCCGTTCCGAGTATCTTATAATTCAATATCTTTCCCATAATCATGCACAAATTTTACGTCCTAACTTGGTTCTACTAATAAACATATCTACAAATCCATACAGATAAAACATTGCAGTTACAATCATAACTGTAAAGCAAGAATCAACCATATCTTTAGTAGTGTACCAACTCCACTCCACGATATGCGCAGCGTTGACTCCAAAAAAGTAGAAAAACGGAATACGATACCGCCAGCACAAGAAGAAAAATCGGCTTGCTAATATCAAAACCATAGGCAGAACATACACCATCAAGTAGATGAATAAATAGCAGGGAAAATTCTCATTGTTTGTTATGAACATTTCCCTTGGATGCTGACTAAAATCCCACATTCCATAAGCGTGTAATAGCATAATCGTAATTGGAACATACTTGCAGAACCATCGGAAGAACTTCAAGATTCTTCTGGAATATCGGTTACCATACTTCATGAGCATCCCCATCAGCTCCGTCACATCAATGTCCTTTATCAACCGTTGGACTTCGGCTTCTTGTTCTTGTGTCATAAGCTATTATATTTTAGTTGATTTAAAAGATTGATGCCGCAAAGATACGCATTTTTAAAAGTAAGAAGTCGGCTTTAGGCTAATTTTTGTGTTAAACTTTATAAAATGTAACAATCCGTAACTAAACAAAATAGCGTTAGAACAGCTTTCTTGCCAAATTCTAACGCTATTATTATATCTACACTGGTATTATCCTATCACAACATCAAGGGTCTCCATATCAGCGAACTTCAAGCCGCAATCCTTAGCAGCCTTGAACAACTCCTTCTCGTCAACTGCCTCGATGGCTACCTCTACCTCGGCATTGGCAAGGTCTGAGAAGTACTTCTCGGTCTTCTGCTTCTGATTAAAGAAGTACTCATTAACCTCCGCAAACTTGGCGGAATCCTCCTTGGTGTATTCGTAGCCCTCATCGGCGTGCTTCTGCTCTAACTGCTGGCACTCCTGGAGCTTGCGCTGCATCTCATCGAACTTATCGTCCTTCAAGCTCTCCTGTGCTTCCTCTACGTCCTTGTCGTAGGTATCGGCTACATGGCGCAGAGCCTTCATATTCTTCCATACTCGCATAGCGGCATCATCACTCATTGATGATGTCTTCAATGCTTTCAATGTTCTGTAGGCTGCAACAGCCTCGATTGTCTTAATCTTCTTCATAATTGTTTCTTTATTTAAATGTTTAAACTAAATATTTTCTCCAATTAACTTGCTATACAGAATACCTTTCTATTTCCGTTGCAAAGATAAGAAATATATCCCAAACTGGCAAGAAAATCAAATATTATTTTTAATCAATAATTCCTTGGATAAATACCGTTTGCTTAGTAGTCAAAACATAGTCCACATACAGCCATAATGCGTAAGTTTTTCCACTCTGCATTTTGTTCTTGAAAAGAACGGTTTTACTATCACCGCCAGCCAGTTTTGTATTACTCATAAGAATAGATTCGCCAACCAGCATACTACTATTTTCCTTGCTCGAAGAAAAACGTAGTTGCAATGAAACAACATGAGACACTCTATCAACATTCTCAATCGTTGCACTTCCAAGACCACTTTGTCTTAGTGTAACCTTGCTAGCATTAATGTCTGTTCTGGTTTTCACCACAAGAGTGATTGGCTGTAATACTGGTATAGGGATATACGAACCCGCTTGTAACTGAGGGAAATCACTGCTTGTATAATCCACGCTGCTCATAAACGGATAGACTGTGTATGTGCCTGCGTGGACCTTTGTAAACTTAACGGTGTTTGTATCTGATGTTCTCATATACTGTAGCTTGTCGCCATTGTTGTTATAGAGCAACACACCAAAGTGATAGGTTATGTTACCATCATCCAACAAGTCTTTCATGCTTATCCAGTCAGAATCGACACTTTGCAGATTATATGCTGCGCTAATACTTACGGCATCTTCCGCTGATGGACTTGTCGTGCCAATTTCTAGGTATTCACTTCTTGCGTTATGATTATACCCGCGAAAATCTCCTAGTCTGTAAGGTGCAGATGCCGTCCTATGGGTGAAGCCGTTGTCCGCTTGCGAATAATAGCCCTTTATATCATAGATACTTGTTGCTTTAGGATAATTGATGTTGCAGTCATTCCTCTTACCCTTCCACCCAGTATTGATATCAAGGAAAGCGTTGTCTGAGTCAACGGGCTTATACTTCGCCCACATATTTATTTTGGTGGACTTGCAAAGAGTAGCAAGGTCGCCGCTGCCCTCTCCGAAGAGGTTCTTCAGGTCATCGATACTGACGGGAGCCGTTATTTTTTCGTTTGCTAATGCCATACGCTTAATCTTTAAACTTAGAACACTAGGCAAGGCAGCTCTATAAGAGCCACCCTGCGTTAATACTCACGATACTTACTCTGCTGCCTCGCTAGCCATATTGGTAGCGATAGCGGAATCAACCTCCGCTATCAATGCTGATACCTCACTGAGCTTGCTCTGAGGGATGCCGCTGATGTTGTAGGTCAGCTCGCTGCCGTTGGAGTTTGCGTTCGCGTTGCCGAGATAGTTACCATTGGCATCTGCGTAGATACTCATATTGATGCTCTCGATGTTGCCACCCGTCTTGTCAACATTGTAGGTAATTTCTACTCGATAGCCGCCCTTGGTATAAGTGGCGGTTGTCTGTTCACTCTTCTTGTTAATCTTTAAATTCTCCATTTTCTTAACTAATTTAATAAATTAATATTCTTGTTATCTAATCTCTTCTTGTTACTGCCGTCCTGCTTTCCACTCAATCGCTGAACCTCTGATTCTAGGAAGACCACACGAGCCTTCAACCTGCTCACCTCATCGTCAACTTGCTCGATAGCACCAAAGGCAACGGCAATCAGCTTTGGAGACCAATAGTTGATTTTGAGGAAGCCCTTGTCGTCTTTCTCCACAAGGTCTTGCATGAAGGTGTTGTGAAGAACCCTTTGGGCAATCCAACCGATGCTATCCTTGTTGTCGGCATTGTATCGGAATGAAACCGTGCCACCCATCGCCTTGATGATAGCCAAGCTGTCAACGCCGTGTATGTCATGCTTCAAGCGTTCATCGGAACTCTTGTAAGCCGTAACACCGCCAGTGGCATAGAAATTACCATCCAAACTCAGCACAGGATTGCCATTGTTGTAATTAAGCCACATGGACTTCATTCCGCTATCGTTGCCAACTCGAAAGTTAAGGTTATAGCCTTCAAGTACCACATTCTTGTTGTTGGAGAAGTTTCCGTAGCCTATGGTGAGAATGCCATTATCATCCTGCGATATGTTCATCACATTCAGATACTTTGATGCTTTGCTATTCTTCCATAGCATTCTATATACACCTGTGTGATAAATGTCGCCGCCAGCGTGCAATGCTGGAGTATAGACGGAGCTTATTCCTTGCTTAAGGTTGATGACACCCCCACTTTGGGCACTGTTCGCCTTGAATATGCTTCCATCGGCAATGCCGAGATAAACGGTCTTGCTGCTATGGTCGTACTTAAGACCCGCCCACTGGTCGTAGTCCCATGCATCATTTCCGAATCGGAGGGCTGTGTTGCCTTGCAAGATAACTTCACCATCGAGGGATGAGATATACGTGCTTCCCATCTTCAAGCCTTTGTGCGAGCCGTCAACGAGGCTAAGTAAATTATTAATAGTCGCCGTTCCGTTGATTGTCGTGTCCTTGAAATGCGCAGCTCCGCTCGTTCGCAAGCTCCAGTTGCCATCTCCGATGGAGGACTGGCTACAGATGTCTTGAACACCTATCCAGTTGGAGTTGTCCGAGTTTCCGATGTAAAGGTTGCCCGAACCGTGCTTTATCCTTGCCCCTGCGTCCAAGGTTATGTCGCCGACACCTGTCATGCTTCCACTTATGTTAGCTGTTCCGTTGAAGGACTGACCCCAGATGGTTCTTGCGGTTTGAAGTTTCGTGGCACTGGCTACATTGTCCGATGTAAGTGCCAAGGTTCCTGTCGCCGTTGGAAGCGTTACCACATTGCTGTGGTTGCCGTTGGTCTGCAACCTTACGGAATAGTCGCTGCCTGTGGTGTTGTCGTGGTGGAAATCAATGTAATGTCCAAGTTCTATCACGCCATCAGTTCCAATTACAGGAATCTTGCCATACGGCTTGCTACTTCCTAACTGAGCATGATAGCCGTCCACGGTGTCACAATTCGTGGCATAGGCAGCTGTCAACGTCTTATTCGTGCCGCCAATGGTAATGGAAATGTTATTCCCACTATTAGACAGATTGGTAAACAAGCCAGAGGCATGAACCCCATCCAACTTATCCGCATTGGAGATGGTCTTGCTGTTGATGTAACCCCATATTGCCGACGCTGGTCTTCTATGTATCCTATTCTTGGCGTTGCTGTCGTTGAATCCATTGTCGCTCGCCCAGGAAGTAAGAATCTCCGTCTTGTCGGTCAAGTTCGCTGTGGCTGTTGATATGGAAGCAATCAAGTCCGTGTCCGCAACGGTCACATCAGCCGAACCATTGAATGACTTGCCGAAGACCGAAAGGGAGTGGTTCACCTTGGTTGCTGTTGCGGCGTTACCTGTGATGCTTGCGCTAGCTGTAATGAATCCTGCTCCATTCGTCAATTGGTTCGTGTTGTTCGGAATGCTTATACTTTTTGCTGCACTACCATCATAGCTTCCGCTTGAATATCCGCTCCAAGAAAGAGCACTTGGATTTTTCATCGTGCTAGGTCTTCCGCTTACGTTCGTCCAAGCAACAGAACCCGCCGATGCAGCGTAATTTACCGACTGTGACCCGATGTTTGATGAGTCGATGATGGTCTTCCAATCTTTCCACGAACCCGCAATTTTCTGACGGAAGTACATGTGACCATTAGTAGAATAATCATTGGCAAGCAACATTCCATAGTTGGCATCTGCACTTCCCCAGTTCATTACCTGTAGCCATGCATTATCGGTAGGCGTATTCGTCACATCTTTCATCTCGTAGATGTGAGATGCACCATTTGTATTGAAGTTGTCTAAGTCGGTCACTATGTTCTCTCTAGTATGATAGAGGAACAGAGACTTTGCGTCCGCCGTTTTCATGTAGGCAGAGAGACTTTGGTGTGCAGTGAGGAAAGTAGCACCCTTAGTAACGGTAATGGTCGTACCATTCTTGGTGACAGACGTAACCGCATTACCACTGCCCGATACGGATATTGATGTAGCACTGCCACCCTCCAAGCTGGAGATGCGAGAAGCAAGAGCCTTGATAGAGTAGGCAGAAGCTATCTCAGACAGCGATTCGCTAGCAAGCTTCAAGGCATCTGAATAACTCTTCACACTGCCGTTCAAGCCGCCACCACTTCCTGCGGAGCTAGTTCCGTATGCGCTTATTCCACCTGTGGCATAGAGATTTCCGTTAACCTTCAAGTCACCGTTGGAGTCCTTCTCCAAGATGATGCCGTTGATGTTGACCTTGGTTGTGGTGTAGATTTCTCCCAACACATGCAGCTTATGAGATGGGGCAGTTGTTCCGATGCCGACGTTACCATTCACGCTAAGTTTGTTGGAGAGGTATACATCCTTGCCACCAAAGTTGCGAATCCAAGTGTTGTCGGTCATGTACCAACCGCCGCCGTGGTCTTCACTATACCAACCAGAGCTTCCCTTGCTTCTGAACCAGTTGTTTGTGTAGATAGTTCCTGCTGGTGCTGCGGAAGTATTGATGTTGCCCACACCTGTCATGTTGCCGCTCACGTTTGCTGTTCCGTTGAAGGACTGACCCCATAGCGAGCGAGCCGTTACAAGTTGGTCTGCTTGCTTCACGATGCCAATTCTCGTAGCACCATCAAGCAAGGTGTAAGGGCTATCCCCTGTGGTTGCTGGCAAGCTTTGAGCCGCAGAGAACGATGTATTTGTCACCAAAGTTCCTTGGCTTGTGAAATCGGCAGACGTGCGTCCTGTCTTCTTGATGATTGTGTAAGACAGACATCCATATCTATCTTGGCAATTTCCCCAAAGTTGAACATTGCCAGTTGCATTGTTGTAGTACACACGCAACCTTGAAGACATGTTTCCAACCAACTCACGCAAGGCTATGTTAAAGTTGTATGCCCCAGAGCCATTCGCTCCATTCTGACGGATTCTCAACACGACAACCGAATAGGTATCGTTATATCCGTTGGAGAAGAGGAACGTGAAACTTCTATCATCCTGTAGGTTGTCTGTGACGGTAATGTCAAACAACTTCGCCCAATAGTGGGAAAGGTTTGCGGTGTTGCTGTTTACCGCTCCCGACCATACGATGTTGTCTTTGTGCCAACCATCGAGCAAATCCGCATTGAGGTTTGTCCATTGTGCGGTAGTCGAAGCTATGTGATTCGAGCCGTTGTAACCGAATTGCATACCTCCCTTGCCGAACTTCACCATTCCTGCGTTGTTGTTGCTAACGCCCATCAAGCCGATAGTGTTGCCAATGTTACAATCACCAATGTAGCAATCATCGCCAATGCGCAATCCATTGTAAGCACCATTCAATGCGCTTGCCACAATCTTAAGCTGACCTGTGAGCGTTCCACCTGTCAAAGGCAAGTACTTTGCGGTGATGGCATCCACCTGTGACTTCGTATAAGCATCAGTAATGCCATACCCACTTATCGTTGTCGGCTTGCTTGTGAGTTCTGAGAAGGCAAGGCTGTTCTTGATTGCAAACGAGCCGAAAGCACCCTTGTTGCAATAGGCGAGGTTTGAACTTGTGCCACTATATGCTCCGTTCCAGTAAGCTATGAAGCTCATGTCAGGAATGATGTTGCCATCGATCGATGCGTTAGTCCATCCCGAAGTGCCCACCGCAGAAAGGCTCTTCTTCGTGTAGCTCTTGGTGTAGGTGATGGCTGTTCCACTGGTGGATATGCCAGTCACGAACACATTGCTTCCACTTGGCTGAGTAACCGAGCGCAAGCCATCCGTAATGCCAAATCCCGACAAAGTGGTTGGCTTGTTGGTGATATAGCTCCACGCAAGGTTTCCTTGGAACGCCGTGAGAGCCTTGATGTGTGGAGCAATAAAGTAGGCATCGCCTTGGTTCGTCACGAACGAAAGGCTTACTCCTGCTCCTATAGTGTCATGGTCAGTATAAACCAATGCAGCCGATTGAACGCCACTTGCATCAGGGTTCTCGTTAGTTGAGAAAACCAATTGCGGACCGCCATCGCCATAGGACAGCTTTCTAGCCGACTTGATGTAGTTTGCATCGTTGCCATAGGTATTTCCATAAATCACCAAGCGATTCTGCTCAGCCTTGTAGCTTGTGTTGACGGTGACGGTAGCCTTTGACAACTTCAAGATGTTGTCTATCTTGGTGATTCCTGTCAAGGCTTGCTCGGCACTGCTGCCCTGCACCTGTGTCGTTCCCACATAATGAGTATGGTTAGACAAGCTGAATGTGCTTCCCTTTGTCAAAGTCAAGGTATGCCCACTTACAGATGCAGCCGTAACCGCATTGCCCGAGCCTGTTACGCTAACGGCGTTCACACCGTCCGTGATACCATATCCACTGAGACTTGTAGGCTTAGAGGTCAAACTTGCAAAAGTATGTGTATGCCCATTGAGCGAGAATGTAGAGCCTTTTGTGAAGGTTATCTTTGTTCCACTCTTCGACACGCTAGTTACGGCATTGCCTGAGCCTGTGGTTTCAATGCTTGTTGCGCTACCACCCTCCAAACTGGAGATACGAGAATCAAGAGCCTTGATGGAGTAGGCAGATGCTATCTCACTGAGCGATTCTGATGTAAGCTTCAGCGCATCATTGTATGCTTTAACAGAACCATTCAACCCACCTCCACCGCTTGATGAAGATGTTCCAGCACCATAAGCAGACACTCCACCACTTGTGTAGAGGTTAGCCACCTCTTCGGTCGTGGTATTCGTAATCTTCAACGCCTTATTGGCTGCGTCATACTCCAACTTGATGTTACCGATGGAGATATACTTTCCACTAGGCACGATGATGCTTCCATTGATGTCAGCAGTGCCATTGAACGAATTTCCCCACAATTTGCGAGCATTAGTAAGCTGGAGAGCCTTCTTCGCTGAACCGTTTGTGAAGTAGCCTTGCAAGGTGGCGATACTCCCTTTGTTTGCGGATATGCCCGAAGCATTTACCCCTTCTGCCTTTTTCGCTCTTGCTACCTCGTCAGATATAGACTTGTTGATTCCGTCAACGATACCACTTAAAGTGTCTGTCTGCGCAATATTGGCGAGGAAGCTCACCACCTCGTTCCACTTATTGATAATTCCGTCCGCAGTCTCCTCGTCAGTAGTCATAAGGGCGTACCAGTCATAGGCACTATTCCAATGACTTACCTTAGTGGATGAAATGCCGTCCAGTACAGACTTATTGCTATGAGTATGCTTTGCTGATACCGCACCATCCCAAGCTGTCTGCTTTGCAGTAGTAGGAATGGAGTAACCAGAAGCAAGGGCAATGGCAATAGTTCCATTGGTAGTGATAGGCGAGCCGCTGACCGAAAGCCCAGTTGGGACAGAGATTGCAACCGATGTGACCGTACCTGTGTTCTTAGTATATCCGCTATCATTGCTGAGTTCGGACAACTTGGTAGGAACGGTTACGTTTATGGTTTTCGCAGCAGAGTTTGGGGTGTAAGTGCCTAGGCTTGTACCATTCTTCTGAATAGTCAAGCCGTAGATGGTCTGATGCGAAGTAAGATAGCTACCCTTTGGCTGATAGGTAGCCTTGGCAGCTGCTATCGTAAGATAGTCGGAGAACACGCCTGTCCCGAATGCGTTTATCTTGTCGTTGAGCTGCTTGATGCTCCAAGCAGTAGCAAGGAATGAAACTTCCGTCTTGCTGCTGTCTCCGTTGTCGGCGGAAGTCATGGCTGTAGCCTTTTCGAAGCCAAGGACTGAGCCGTTCAATCCGCTTCCTGTGCCACCGCTGACGGAAGAAGCACCGAAAGCCGTGATGCCGCCTGTCGCATAGAAGTTGGCGGCGGTCTTTCCGTCCGTCTTCTGAACGTAGAGATTGCCGCTTCCATCATTGATGATGTAGATGTCGCCAATGGCAACCTTGCTCTTGAAGGTAGCGATGCCGTTGACGGTAAGCACACCTGTTATCGTTCCTCCTGCAAGAGGGAGATACTTAGCAATGGTCGAGTTCACTTGCGCCTTGGTATAAGCGTCCGTGATGCCATATCCTGCTATTGTAGTAGGCTTTGAGGTCAAGCTAGCGAAGGTATGGGTGTGACCGCTGAGGGAGAATGTGCTTCCCTTTGTCAAAGTCAAGGTGTGACCGTCTATGCTTGCGCTAGTAACGGCGTTCCCTGAGCCACTAAGCGTAACCGTATTGACTCCATCGGTGACTCCATAGCCAGCAAGTGTTGTTGGCTTTCCCGTAATCTCGCTGAATGCGTGGGTGTGCCCCAACTTGCTATAGGTCTTCTCCGCATCGGCAGACTTCAAGTAAGCAGCCAAGGACTGATGAGAAGTAAGGTAAGTTCCCAAGTCAACGGCTGTTCCACCTGTGGCTGCGATGGTCTTAGTGACACCATTAATCTTCACGCTGTGCGTATGTGTCTTGTCACTCTTTCCGCTGATGTCTTGATGGGATGTCAAGAAAGTAGCTCCCTTTGTAAATGTCAGTTTAGTACCACTTTTCGACACACCTGTCACCGCATTGCCACTTCCTGTAACCTCTATGCTTGTCGCACTTCCTCCTTCCAAGGTGTTTATGCGACCTATGGCATCATTGATGCTGCTGTAGAGTGCAGCAACAGAGTAAGCACTAGCAACCTCGCTAAGACTTTCGCTTGTAAGGCTCTTGGCATCATTGTATGATTTCACCGTGCCATTCAATCCACCGCCTCCAGTACTACCGCTAGATGTAGTTCCGACACCATAAGCAGATACACCACCACTAGTATAAAGATTTGCAACTTCGTTGGTCGAGGTGTTCGTTATTTTCAACGCTTTGTTAGTTGCATCATACTCCAACTTTATGTTGCCAATAGTGATGTACTTTCCACTAGGCACAACGATGCTACCGCTTATGTCGGCTGTTCCGTCAAAGCTGTTACCCCAAAGTTTACGTGCGTTGGTCAGCTTGATGGCGGACTTCGCCGAGCCATTCGTGAAGTAGCCTTGCAAGGTTGTTATGTTCGCCTTGTTTGTGGCAATGTTTGTAGCATTTGCACCCTCCGCCTTCTTTGCCCTGTTAGTTTCGTCCGTGATAGACTTGTTGATACCACTAAGTATGCTATCCAATGAATCTGTCTGCGCAATGCCAGCAAGGAAATCCACAACCTCATTCCACTTGTTGATAACACCATCAGCAGTTTCCTCATCGGTAGTCATTAGCTTGTACCAATTGTAAGCAGAATCCCATTGCCCTTGCTTTGATGTCGTAGGGATGGAATAACCCGAAGTCAAGCTTATGGCGAAAGTTCCACTTGTTGTGATTTCCTTTGTCGTACCAAGAGACAATCCAGTTGGCAAAGTTAGCTTAACCGATGTTACCGTTCCCTTGTTTGTGGTGTAGCCGCTATCATTCGTAAGTTGAGAAACCTTGGTGATACGGTCTGTAATATCCACCCACTTGTGCGTGTGTGCGCTAGGAGTGAAAGTAGAAGGCTTTCCTGTGATGTTTGCCCAATCCAAGCTAAGACCACCAAGTTCAGAACTGATGTTGTCGATTCGATTGCTGAGAGCCTTGATGGCATAAGCGTTAGGAATGCTTGCCAAGTCATTGTCTGTATACGTGCCTTTGATGATGTCTGTGTAGCTCTTCACGCTTGCGACCAAGCCACCGCCACCACCATTGTTAGTACCATCGCCGTATGCGCTCATTCCACCTGTGGAATACACATTGCCGTCAATCTTCAAAGCACCATTTACCACACTGAGGGTAATACTACCTAATTTAAGCTTTCCCTCTACCAACAAATCATTGCTTACGCTGAGTGTCGTAAAAGGAGCTTGCGGAGTCAAAGCCACAAGGTCTTTTATGTTAGTGCCATTGCTACCGCTCTTCCATGTAGGCTCAAAGAATGCAAGGTATGCGCCAAGATTCTTCTCGCTGATGATAAATGATGTAGGGTCAGCGTGAACCTTTCCGTCCACGTCCCACCAGATTGCACCATTTGCGAGATAGCCCGAACCGTCAAAGCGAACGAGGGAAGTAGCAGGAGTAAGGCTTCCGCTATTGTAGTCCTTATCCACCATCTGACCACCCCACCAAGTTGCGATGCTCTTCTTTCCTTTGTTCGTGTCTATCGCTCCGTTGATACCACTCTGAACGTTTCCGTCTGCGTCTCTCAAAGCAAGGAGTGTTGTCATTACAAGACCGCCATCAATATCTGTTGTCTGACCGAGTGCGTCCTTGATATACTTGTAGCCTGCAAGGTCGGTAATGTTCTGCTTTAAGTCACCATATATCTTGCTAGTGATATAGGCGTTTGCCAAGCCAAGTTTGTCATAGAATGCGCTGTATGCGGACTGGAAGTTGGTGAACTTCGTTCCCACGGCAGAGACGATAGCAGCCTTGCCGTTAGTATCAGTTTCATTATATCTCTTAGAAATATCTGAGAGATACTTGATGAGTTCTGTCTTGGCAGTAGAGAGGGTAGTGAAAGCAGTATTAAGGTCGGTGAGTTCTTTTGTACTCTTTAACACCTCTGCTCCCTTCACTTCATTGTACGACTTCTCGGCAGCTGCGAAAGCATCTTCAAGTCGCTTGGAATCCTGCGCCATAGCCGCAATCTCAGAAGGCTCTAGATAGCCATCCGTAACATAATTATCGAATGCCTTCTTGTTGCTTGTAACGGTCTTGCCGAGATTCGTAACATTCGTCTGTGCGGTATCTGCCGCCTTCTTCGCCTCTTCCGCTGCCTTCTTTGCTGCGTTCGCTACAGTATCGTCTGTGTACTTCACTTTCTTAGTCCAATCGGCTGCGCTGAATGAAGCATTGCTCTTGGTTGCCACGACAAGCTCGCCCTTGGAATATGCAACACCACCGAGGGTATATGCTGCTTCCAAAAACCAGAGGTCGCGTTCCTTATAGGATGCAGGCTTGCTTACATAGATGCTGGATTTGCCATCTATCTTGTCGAAGACCTCGGTAGGCACATCCTGCTTATCCCATTTCGTACCATTCCAAAAGAAAGTCTGGTTGTTGCTTGTGTTATACCACAGGTCGCCCTTATGCTCCTTCTTCGCATCATCGGTAGTCCAAGATGTACTCGGGTCGGTTGCCTGATACCAAGTCTCAGCCTTCTTGTCGAGCTGGTCTCGTATTCCCGTCAAGCTCTCCTCTATGGTCTTGGCGAATGCGTTGAGGTCGGAATCATTAGCCTTTACCCATTCTGATGAGGTGAAGCTGCCAGTGGCTCTACTCTTAACGCACACCATCAGAGTCTTGCCATCATCTCCGCCGCTAGCCCATAAATCGCCCTCGTCATAAGGAACAGTAGGCTGAGAGGTGAAAACGGTACGCTTTCCATCTGCCGTGTCCTGCGCCTTGCTTGCTGCGGTCATAGCAGTGTTGATGTCGTTATCCTTGATTCTCGCCCATGCCGTACCCGTCCAACGGTATGTGTAGCCATTAGACGTATTGTAGAACAGGTCACCAGCGTGCTGCGACTTCAATGTATCGGTAGTCCAGTCAGAAGCAGGCTTATTCTGAGTAGTAGGAGCATAGTTGTAGAACCAGGTCTCTACTTTCTCATCAAGCTGCTCCTTGTAGCTAGCCATATCGTTCTTGTACTCTTCCTTGAAGGTATTGAGGGCTGAATCATCTGTGTACTTGGAAGCCTTAGTCCAGTCAGCGATGGCAAATGACGAATCTTTTGCCTTGGCAGTCTGGCAGCGCAGGATTTCATTCTTGTAGATTCTTCCATCTGTAGGATAGGTAGCGTTTACCCAAATGTCGCCCAACTGATAAGGCGGAATAGGCTGGGCACTGAACACCTTCATCTTGCCGTCTGCGGTCTCCTGTGCCTTGCTTGCATCGGAAAGGGCTTTGGCGATGTCGGTATCTGCAATGATAGTCCACTTATAGGTGTTGCCATCCTTGGCAAAGCGGTATGCCTTGCCCGTCTTGTTGTCGTAGTAAAGGTCGCCAAGATGGGTATCTTTATCCTTATCGCTAGTCCAACTGCTTGCAGGGGCATTAGTCAGTGTTGGAACTCCCTCGTAGAACCATGTCTCGATAGCCCCATCCACCTGATTCTGCAAGTCGGCAATGACCTGCGAGTTCTTGATGAGATTGTTTACCTGCTCCTCGGTCAAGCCCTTTGCTGAGTTCTCCTTAATATACTGAGACAGTTCCTTGCCATCCACAGTGGATTTGGCAGAAATCTTGCCTTTAACAGATACCTGCTTGGTTGCGCTGTCATACTTGATGTAGCTACTACCCTCATAGCCATTCTCCTTAGTAGGTCGGTCGCCTACATACATATCACCATAGACGTTAAAGAAAGCCTTATTGGTCTGCTTATTCACGCCATATTCCACGTACTCCTTATTGGCAAAGGAATAGCTGTTGATGCCGTGATATAAGCTGATAGATGGCGAATAGGTATCTACCGCCGAGAAGATAAGACAGTTCTGACGTTCTACATCGGTTCTATTACCGCACTGATTGAGCACATCACCATTAGCAGGAACATCGCTTGCCGTAGCACAATCGGTATCGGAAAGGTCGATGTAGTGATATTTCTTTCCTTCCAACTCCACAGGTTCCTCATCACGACCGATTACCAATCGCCAGTAAAAGTGATTACCCACCTTATGATAAGTGCCCTTGCGAACGTTGAATGACTCTGAACGCACCTGGTCGCCAATAGCGAAATCATTATCCACGGCATCGCCTTCCTGCTCTGCTAAGAAATAGCAACGATAAGCCTTCTGTGACACATTATTATATGTCACAGTAACCTCTTCCACCTTATGAGCCACAACACCACCAGCAGGAGAGATTATCTCCTTACCACCGATGGTGGAGGTTTTCTTGATAACCAGTTCCTCGAAGATAGCCTTCATTCTCACCTCCAGGTAGTCGGTAATAAGATGAGAGCGACCTTCTGTATCGGGAGTCCACGAGCCTCCGTTCTCATTATTGAAGTTACCGACAAGCAATCCACTTAAAAGCTTCTGCACCTTTTCCCAAGTGATAGTACCCTTGGCGGTGTCGTCCTTTATCTTGTTTAATCTTTGTTCATCAACAGCTTTTGCTGAAAATACATTATAATCCGTAGGAGTTATGCTATCATAACTCTTAATGATGTAAATCGACCTTCCGCTTCCGCCATTACCATTAAGATAACTCTGTCCATTATAGATAAGTTCTTCTATCTTTGACTCCATTGCATTGAGGCGGGAATACGAAGGCTTTTCTCCAACATAATACTTCGCACCATCAAAAGGAATATCAAGGCTGAATTCATATCCAATAACTCTTGAAGACCTATATCCATCGCCATAACCTTTATTATAAAGATTAACCCTGTCACCTACCCCATGCAAGTTTCCTCTACCATGATTATAGGAATAGTTATCCTCGGCAGTACATGTATATGTTGTAGGATCTATCACGGACTTCTTCAAATTCTTGATAGCGTCCGCCAGCAGTTCATTAGAAGCAGAAGGAACCAAAGCATCGCCCAATTTGGTAGAATTCCAATTATAGAGAACAAAAGTATCTCCGTCCTTTGGATGCAAAGTTGTGTCCGGCAAAAAACGACCATAATCCTCATTAGCAACAATCTCAAATACCTGCGACTTAGGATTTATCTGTTCTTTTCCATCCTTAAATATAGGATTTCCATCATCATCTAAAAGTATTTCAGGAACTCCATCTGGATTAAACTCACATTCGAAGTCCATACCATTAAGAGAACCGCTTTGGAATACTATATGTAAGTTCTTGCCACTAAGGATATACGCCTTTCGGAAAGCCATATCACCTGTTTTTTCGCCATCATCATTGACAATAGTAAGCGAATTTACACGATAGAAAGTCCGTTTGATGTAATCTCCTTCTTCGGGTGTATTTTCATCTTCTACATCTTTTTCATATGATGTTACCTTAGAAGTCTTGATAAGATTTCTTGGATAAATATCATCATTTGTAGTTACTCCCTCAACATATTGGTCTTCACGGAGTCCACCTACTTGTATATATCCATTTTTCAGTTCAAAGCCATTCTCTGCCAGCATTTGCTTGTTTTGTTCAGAACATTCTGCTGACGTTGGAAGCATAAGGCGTTTTTCGACAACACCATCCTTTGTTATATCTGCATCGGAATCATTCTTGTATCCGCTAGGCAAGTTTCTTGCTGCTCCAAAGGCATATACCCTGTTTGCATAAGTTGACTGACTCTGTGAACTTGACATTGAAACAATATTGTCGTTAAGTCTGAAGTCAGTAATAGCATTCGTATTCTCGCAAGTTCCAAAATGCAGTATATTTCCCTCAAACCACCATTCACAACCAAACGTCTGGGCTATATTCGCAATAGCATCCAATATGCTAGAATTGGAATAGGTTATAAGCTTTGCAGCATTCGCATCTACACTCGCATCTATAACATAAGTATAATCCGTTCCTTCTCCTTCAAAATTAGGGTCATAAAGGTAAGACTTATCTAACTTCGCATAATAAGCTAGATTTTTCATTATCACTTCTATCTGAGTACTAATTTTTGAAGTAAGAGAGAATGTCGCTTCTTGTGAACCTGTATTCGGGCGATACTTCAGGATCTTATTCTTTAACTTACGATAATAGGCATCGAATTGGATTTCATAGGAATATCCAATAGTATCATTATCTTTGGCCTTAGTTAAATCTATAAGCTCAAATCGCCCATATGGTGTTTCGATAAAATCACCAAGCAAGAAATATGTCGGTCTAGAAAGTTTAAACGAAAGCTTACAATAGTGAGACTGCATCAATTCATAATGAACTAATGCTTCTTGTGTAACAGGAACAGTACATCTTACTTGTACGTTTCCGCTATTATCGTAGTACTTTATGTCGATTTCCTTGAAAGTTTTCATAATTATTCTATATCTTCAAATTCTTTTAAAGTGAATTTTTCTCTATCCGAATCCGTCAGTTCTCCTCTATTTGTAGGATTGTACTCCACTAACTTCAAACTCTTCTTGCCTATAGAACCTCCTTTTCCCCTTGAATAGCTAGATGATTTTCTTGCACAATACAAACGATAAACATCATCTTTTGATTTCGGAACCTGTATAGTAACAAAGCCATTATCCATAAGCGCGTCAAAGGCTTTTACTCTTTTATTGTAGTCAATATGGTCTCTGCCGATAATGACGAACTCTAATGTAATGCTTCTTTCTGCCTTTTTTGGACGAATAGGAACAACCCTAGTTCCATGCTCAGTTCTTACCTCGTTGGCAATATAACTCTTATTGTCAGCATCAGCCTCTAATGCATCTAAGAATCCACTACCCATCTTTACACGATAGTTAGTCCAAGCATCCTTTCCGTTTATGATAAGTTCATTCGAATTCATGTCAGCAAAGTTAAAAACAAAATGAGGAATAACATTATATTTTTACTACAATGCTTTCACTTAAAATTTAAGTGCAAAAAGGGCGCAAATCCGAGCAGGAAATGCGCCCCCAAAAAACAATAAGCATTTGATGTTATGAAGTTGAATTTTCGTTTCCCCTTACTTTTGCAGCTAACGCTATTTTATCTTCTGCATCCTTGCGTATCTTTTCAATTTCTTCTGCCGGAGCATCCGTAAGAGCCAACATTTGGACAGCGGTCTCTAGAGACAGGACACCTTGATTGTATAGTTCCGCAATAACTTTCCACTTATCTTTTTTATCATCCTCAAAAGGCTCTGCGAAATCGAACTCTACTTCCAGCTTATCCAACTTGCTTCTCTTTTCAGGATATAGTTCCTTCATAACGGCAATAATAACATGCGACAATCTACCGACAAGCTCTTCATAGATTTCCATTCGGTTCGCCCTCTTGATGTAGCCCAATACCAACGCTCGCTTTATACCTACACTGGTAAGCGTACTCATGGCTTTCATCAGTTCCGGTGACATATCCGGTGTAAATGTATCAAACAATATAGATTGAGCCAAGTCCTCTTTCTCTGCCTTGCGAATTTCTGAGTTCTGAGGTGGATTGATATATTCAAACCTAGAATTCTTTCCTGTCAATTGTATCAGCTTGCCTGGCTTGTTCCGCTTAGGGATTGATTGTATCACGTCAGCGGTTGCCGCAGCTATAGGGTCGGCAAAATAGTTGTTCGTATCTCCTATCTTGGAGTCTAACATCTCTTCACGTTCCATTCTTGGCTCTGCACCATCCCATGATTTAGGTTGGCGAAAGTAGATGCCGTTAATCTTTCCGGTCGGATTAGGATACTTATACACCTTCCATCCAAAGCCACCACGCTCACAATGATAGTTGAAGACCGATGTCAATATATCCCAACATTCAACAGTTCTTGTCTCTCGCTTTAGGGAATAACCTATCGCAAAAGCAAGCATATTTCCATATTGGTCAAACAATTCTCTCATCTTATGTCCTTTGGAACGTGCTGCTACGTATACATCAACATGCATTTCTCCGTTTTTTTGCGAGAAATTAAAGACAAGTCCGCTTTCGGTTTCCGCTCCGGCAAGTCGCTTGCATTGGCGAAGCTTGGTATTGAAGTATATATTCTTCAAGTATTTTTTGTATAGCTCAAAGGCTTCATCGTCACCTTCTACTTTCTTCCACATTATCGGATTACCTAACAAGAAGAACAACTCTACCTCATTGATGTATCTCTGCCTTGTCCTTGCCAACTTCTCCGTCCTATATGGTTTTTCTCCCTTTACCCATTTATCCTCACGGCTCATCACCTTGTGAGTTTGCGGATTATATTCCGAAATGGCATTATCCACATCGAAATCATGTTGTTCCATCATGTTTACGACAGAATCAACATCATTATCTTCCAAACGTTCGAAGATGCTTCTCTCCACACCCAATGCATTGAGCGTGAGGTTTCGAAAATATGTCTTTATCTGAATAATTGAATCTACAAACATCCTTATAACTTTTTGAAGCAAAGGTAATAATAAACATGGTTTCTACACGCTTTAATCTACGTATGCCTTTCACTTAGTTTTTAAGTGAATAAAAAAGACTATTTACTAAAGAATCTATCTTTATTTAGTAAACAATCTTTTTTATTTACACTAGACTTTTATTCACCCTTATAGAGTACTTACACTAACTATCTAATAGTTAAATATTTGTATTTTTATTACAAAAGTAATTATATTTGTCGTTTAGTACACTCCTAAGTCTGATTTTGATGCTTTCCTTGGCTTCATCACCTTACCGAGCAATACAGCAAGAATATAATACCTAGCAGCATCTATTAAATGATTGTCATGGTCTTCTGGAACATTGATATAATTACCATCCTTATCTTTTGACCACACATATTTACGGAACTCGCTCTGTAAATGGACTGATTGCCTAGTAGTGAAGATTTCGAATGTCTGCATCTTGTCAATACCAGCCAATATAGAACCAGCCCCCTTTTGTGCTCCATATATGACTATTCCACCAAGAGCTACCTCATCTATAAGTCTAGGGTCAGCACTATCCGCATACACAAACAAACCTTCTTCCGCATAAGGACGCAAGAATTTTATAATATCACTGGACAACATTTCCGTTCTATAGCAAAGTTCCTCTATATACAGGCGATTATCTACGATACCACACTTCACAATGGCAGTATAGTCTTTCGAATATCCCCAGTCTACTCCGATGGCTACTTTCCTTGCGTTGCTAGGGAACTTGTCAACGATACCTACATGCTTGAATATTGCACCTTCAGAGACATCTGACCATCTACCTATCATTATATGAGCATATTTCTCCGGTTCATTCTCCTTCATTTCCAACACCTCATTAAGGAACTCCGGTGACAAATGCTTTATGTTATCAAGATACGTAGTATGAATGTGCAACACTCTTGGGTCTGTGCTGATCTGGACGGGAACGCCATCAAAATACACTTCTTTGTGCGTCTTTTCTATAAAACGCTTATATACCCAATGATTGGAATCGCATGGGTTCATAATGATTATTACTCGGTTGTGCAAGCCTTTCTGACGGATTGAAAGCATGATGCGCTCAAAATCCTCCTCACTCGTCCATTCCTCAGCCTCATCAACGACAAACGTAGTCACACCATGAATAGACTTTAACTTAGCAGTCTGATTACCACTAGCCGTATGAATACCACGGAACATGATTTCTGCACCTGTCATCTTATTGACTATATCGGTCTTCGTATTCTTGAAGTAATCCTGTGTACCATCAATCTCTATCTTCTCTTTAACCTCTGGAATTACGGAAATAGCGGCACTCACCATCGTATAACGTGTGTAAAGAATCTTATGCGCTATCTTTCTTTCGGCATTGTATTCAAAAGTAAGTCTTTCGATAAACTGAGAGGCAGAGAAACTTTTTCCTGACGCACGACTTCCTGTAATAAGATAAATGAAATGTGTCGTGTCGTTATACAACGGATAATAAACGGAATGTGTTTTAGCCATTACTCACCCTCCCCTTGCTCTTCTGCTTCCTGCTCTATCTCTCTTTCAATCCACTTATTGACGGATATACCTTTCTTAGGGTCAAAAGGAATGCCCTTTTCCTCTTCATCCTTCTTACCTCTTTGTATCTCTCTCCAAATCATATCGTAATGGAATAGCCAAGTAGAAAGAGCTTGTACGTTAGGTGGAGTCTCCTGCTCGGTTTCTCTAGTTTCCACTACTATATCATCCGTCATAACTCCATCTACAACCATGTGTCTTTTGGTGGTTGTCTTGCCTTTTACTTTAACACCGCCAAGGGCGCATTTAAGGAATCTGCCACGCACGATTGCATTAATAAACTCTCTGCCACGCACGAGGGATTGAGTTATCCTTTCGCCTCTTTCCGCATTTTCGTCTTCATTCCAATTCTCGTATTTTCCGTTTTTCATTCGGTTGAAGACCTGTGGATTTAGGTCAACCCCAAACTTCAAACCAAGGGCGTAAGCAATTTCAGAATCCTTCTGACCTTGCTTTGCAAGCTGTTCTATCTCATCGTAGAAAGCATCGCCATTGTAATCAAATTTCGGTTTTGCCATTTTCTTGTATTTATTATTGTTTCGCTATATATTGGGCAGATGGGATTTATACCTTGCCTCTAATTTTGTTATACATATAGAAAGGAACGGCTAGTATGAACATCGGTATTGCCAATACCATAGCTATAGCCAAGTTCGCAATCTTCATTAATCTTTTTCCGTTTGCCTTCATAATCTTTCGATATTTATGAGTTGACCAATTGTCCTACCTTGTTTATCAAAGGAGTAAAGAGCCACGACACCCATATATTGAACGCTTTCTTTCTCCTTTTTCCGAGAAACATAGAAACAATCATAAATGGAATGAGCATACCTATTGTTATTGCCGCCATTATAAACCCTAACGAGAATCTTATAATCTTTTTCATTGCTTTCATTTTGTTTTTGTTTATATCCGTTTTGCAACTTTCATAAGCATTTCTCCCTTTATTACCTTATCGGTTTCGATAAAGCCAAAGGTGCTCATAAAGCGTTCCTTGTTCTCGATGTTATCAAAGGATAGCATGACGTAAGACTCGGCTTCTAAAGCTTTTTCCGCTGCCTTGGTATTTACCTCTTTCTTTACCTGTTGCATACGCTCTTTATTCGCTTGATATTGAGCATCTTGCTGCTGATTGGCTATAATTTGATTTTGTTCTATCTGTCGTCTCTGCTCTTCTTGCACTTCCTTTGGTGCTGGCACTTTTCTGTTTTCGCTTTCTTGGGCAAATGGGTCTAGTAAGGAATTGAGTTCTTTACCTAACTCATCTTCGCCTTCAGTCTTTACCATTGCATCATAGCCGAACAGGGACAGGTCTTCTTCCGTTAATCCGGCATCCATATAGTTTATGTCCGGCAGTAATTCACGGACTTTCATGTCATCCCATTCTCCATGAGCATTCTCGGAATTAAGCATGAGGTTCAGTTCAACTTCGGTCTTGTAATCTACATCTATAGCCTCAGCCAAAAGAGCATAATCCTTTTCGGGATAGCCCATAATCTCATCCATGATGGTTACTTTTTGGTTGCCGCCTACGATGGTCATTGTCTGCTTATTGACGGTTATACCACCAACAACACCATATTTCCTTATGGAACGTTTCAATGTAGCTTTCTGCTGCGGTGAAATCTTCCTTGGATTATATGGTGCTATCTGCACTTCGGAGCGTTTGAACTCTTCCTGCTTACCTGTGAAATAATCTCTTGGTTTCGTCATCTTATCAACTCATTGTTTCTTGCAAAGGTATGAATAATAATTGTTTAAGAGAAATGTTTGTCTTCGTGTCTTTTCACTTTGTCTTTTTAGTGAAATAACATATCGCAGCAACATGTTAATTGGCTTTTATTTTGGTTACTTTTGCACAAAAAAGATATGGGAGACGTAGGTAATAATGGGGTACATGCTAGGCTGAGAGCACAAGCAACCTCAATGCGGAGAAAAGCCGAGTCGGTAGGTAATAAGCTACAAGCTATAGCTGAAGGTATAGCTAAGAAGTATGGAGCAAGGGTCACTCCTATCAATTACAAGAGTGTTGACTCCATTGTACGCAAGGCTAAGGGCGAGGCTAATGGTATTAAAGACATTAAGGACTCGTACAGAACAACCATCATCGCAGATAAAGGGTCAATACCGAAAATAATAAAAGACCTTAAAGGCAAATACAAGGGCTTTGAGTTCGTTAGACTCAAGGAACAGAAACTGGATACTGGCTATTCTGGAAACATTATCAATATCCGGAACAAGAAGACCGGACTTATTGGTGAGATACAGGTTAACACCGCCAAGATGATTTACGCCAAGGAGAATTACTCGATAGCCTACAAGCTGTTGGGTGGGAAGACCATGCGAGAAATCTATAAAGAGACCAAGAAACCATCCGGTTGGGGACATGCGTTATACGAGCAAAGTAGAACCGCCAAGAGTAATGGAGGTAAGAAGCAAAGGTCGGTATCTATGCAACAAGCTTACTATGCAACATTTCAATAATTAATATATTTAAATTTCAAGTAATAAACATTAATTTATTTGCAAGTTTGATATATTTTTTATATCTTTGCATTGTAATAAGGAGATAAAGACTATGAATAATAAAGATAAGAACAAAATCAGCCACCTCCTTAAAAACGGAGAGTCGGTTTATGTTTACTATTGGGAGGATGACATCGTTTTCCGCTATCAATATGTAAATAAAGAACTTATGTGTTACCCTAAAGGTAAAGGACGTAAGCCAAAAGAGTTTAAGTTTAATGAGAACACCTATGCACAAGATGCTCTTGAGTTAGGTGAGTTAATAACGAAAGAAGAATATGAAAGATTCTGAAATGATAGAATTGTGCCTCAGTATTGCTTGCAAGGCGCACAAAGGACAGATTGATAAGGTTGGATTGCCTGTTATATTGCACCCTATCCATGTAGGAGAAATGGGTAATAGCACCGAAGAGATTTGTGTCGGATTTCTCCATGATACGATAGAAGATACGGATATGACCTACGACAAGCTGTTATCACTAGGAGTAAGAAAAGACATTGCCGATAGTGTATGCATTCTAACCCACAAGGAAGGTGTTCCGTATTTTGACTACGTACAATCAATCATTGACTCAAAAGATATGGTTGCAATACAAGTCAAAATCAACGACTTGCATCACAACCAATCGAGAGCTAAGAAGTACGGATTTCAAAAGCAATATGAAAAATGTACTACGGCATTGTCAATGATGGGAAGGTTCTTTCCACATGAGGAGGGACAATACTACCCATCCTTTGAATATATGCCTTAACTAGTACGCTTGCGAGTATAATTCCAACCTAATTCCTTTGCGACTTCACGAAGAGCTTTATTAGTACTAACTACATCAGCTCTGTCCCAAGCAATTGACAACTGCTCTCTACTCATTCTTCCGTGAGTGTAATCGGAACTTGGTTTAGCGACATATGAATTAAAATATTTCATACGCCTATCCTTTATCTTTCTTGCAACATTCACGGCTTGACGTTGCGTACTTATTCCCCAACCATTCTTCGGTCTTTTCATAGAGTATGTATAAGAGCCTGTGATAGCTCTTAGCTCTGATGCGTTATTTATGACCGTAGTAGCAATATCTGCACTACTAAAGCTTCTTCCTATCCTACCTGCAATATTGCTATCCAACCCTTCTCCTGGGTGGTTATGCGTCAATATCGCATCTTTGTAATTGTAACCACTTGGCAATTTCGTACTTGTAGAAGTACCTCTTGTGGAATGGCTTATCTCTTTTCCATTTTGGTCGAAAGCATAAATACGTTCTGTCTTTAACTTTCTAATCTTAGCTTCTGTGTCGGATAAAGCCATATCCAATCCACGGCTATGTCCGGCATTAATTTGCCTATCCGCTCTTTCGCCTCGTTGAGGTCTGCCTCTATATCCTCTATCTGCCATATATAAATCTCTTTTTTTATTTGCAAAGATACAAAATTTGCAAGGGAGTACCTAAATATCAATGGTTTACAACTTCACTTATCTATATTGTGCAATCATTCTTTATCTTTGTTGTATTTAACCTCAACACCAATCATCGTTTGTTTCACAAAAACAGCCTTGCAAGCCAATAGCTTACCACTTTTGGATAATTCTTTATCCTTGTATCTAATATCATACTTGCCCATATGATAATCGTAGCAAGCATCAATACAGCTCTCTACAAGCTTCTTCTCTGCTTCGAAATATGGCATTTCCTTCTTGCTCACTTTCGCAAGCCACCCACCACCTTGTATTAGGTCGAATATTCTTGAATACCCATCACGCAAGCCATTGCAATATGCGGCATAAAACTGCACTTTCTGAAGAGGAACTTTTGTACCTTGTTCCAACAACTTGACAGCCAACGCCCTAGCCTCATCATCTTGGCTCTGCTCTAGTATCTTCATTGCATGGTTTACAACTCTTCTTTCCGGTTCCGTCATGTTATTTAGAATTTAAGTTTTTCAGAAAGCCCAATCTACCTTCTACTTGTGTAAAGGTATCATCCAACTCATCGTCACTCATAGAGGAATAGAAAGTATAACTGCATGGACGCATAGTAAAGCCATCAATCAAGAAAACTGAAAACCACATAATACGCTTTATACTGCTTTGTTTCAGATTTACTTCTAATGCACCCTGCTCTACTTTTACGACAATATTATTGGTTGATTTAATGTTTAACGCCTTACCTAAAACATCATTATATACTTCATTCATTGTTGTTCTCTTTATGTCCAACATATCTTTTCATTTCACTATAAGCCCTCTTCATAGCTTCAGCCGGAGAAAGATTATACTTTTCCTCAATATCGCTTGTTATATCCGCAAGATGCATCCTAAACAGCTCTTCAATGTAAGTGTCATCTTTCATTCGCTGAATACCCCTTGCGTATATCTTAGCCTTATCCATGCCCCATTCCAATCCCATTTCGTGAATGAATTCATCCAATTGCATAAGGCTTTTCTTTCCGAAGTTTCGAAATTTTACCATTTCAAACTTGGAATATTGTACCAAATCTCCAATAGTATCTATATCGGCTGCCTTTGTCACATTAAGGACACGAACTGGTAAATTACAATTGACTAATCTGATGGAGAACACTGAAGGGGGAACATCTTCAGATTGTTCTTCTTCTTCTTCACCCTCTTGCATAATCAATTGCATTTTTACATTCTTAATTTCTTCTTTCAAGGAATTGTTCTCCTGCTTCAAGTCTGCAAGTTCTTTAATCGCATAGTTGAACTTCCGGATAGTCTTAACGACAATCTGGCGCACTCTCTCCCTTGAAAGTTCAAGCTCTTCGGCTATATTACTAATCCTGTCCCCATTGAAAAATGCTTGCATAATCTTCTTCTCTCGCATTCCACCTTGTGACGTTAACTCCAATAACGTACAAAGTGAACCGCCTATCTTGTCATAGCTGAAAGAAGAAACGTTCAAAGCATCATGCATTAACATTTGCATCTTCGCATTTACCTTGCGCTCACTTGCCAATAACTCTTTCTGCTCTCTATCAAGCAAGTCTTCTGAAACTGACAACATCTTGTACTTCTCGGAATACTTCTTGACATCATCAGCATTCACCCAAAAGCGTTTACTGCTCTTATCATTGTAGCCTCCAAGTAAGCCCTTGTTAACCCAGTTCGTAATCGTCTGAGGTTCAACACCTAAATAAGCAGCGGCATCATTTCTTGTCATTCTCTCCATACGAACCCCTTTCTTTTATTTTTTTGTTCTTAAAATATTCACCATAGGCATTAACCAAATCTTTTTCAGTAATACCTCTACTCAAACAATCATTAGCGAAATCGATCTGTACATTATCATTCCTTTGAACTTTAGTGTATCGTTCAGAATATTCTTTAATTAAGTCGGCAACTACCATATATGCTTTAATTTGGGAAGATTTAAGCATATCTACGCTAACAAAAGTCTTACAGATATTAATACCTCGCTTATAGTCAATCTTTTGCAGATAAAGCCCCATACTCGTAGCTACAACCTTACTTGTATCATTCTTGTAAATAAGCACCGTATAAGCCACTTCTCTTTCAATATGGGCTAATACCCTATTAATTGGCATATTCTCTATTCCCAATGCTCGCTCGGCATATCTTCGTAAGAAATGTGGCGTATAACTGAACTGCTCTGCGCTATTCTCCTCGTCCAACAAGGAAGTAGCACATACATAATCATTCGTCTCCTTGCAATAGATAAACATATCGAAATAGAATTGTCTGATGTTCCCTCTATTTACATACACGCATACTTTGTACTCGGTAGCGTCTTTCGTCTTGAAATCATAACACTGAGTAGTGCTTTGCCCCATTCCTTTACGAAGCTCACGGATGAGTTTCTTTGCTTTTTCGATAGCAAATTTTTCTAGCATAGGCTTATCCTTCTTGAATATCTCAAAGAGTTCACGCCCTGTCATTGACCCTATAATCATTCTTTGCCCTCCACTTTTTCATTCAACTCATTGGTAAAAAACTTTTTTAATCCTTCGTATTGCTTTACCACCTGCTCCAAAGCCTTATTCTTTTCACGTAACTCATCACGCTCTAAGAGTAACTTTCTGTACTTCTCCAACTCACATCTAACTTCTTTCGAGCTAAGCCTCTGTAGCTGATTGTTGAGTTCATTAAGTCTGTAGCCTTGTTCACGTGTTTTCTTACGTAGACGGCACAACTCTTCTTGCATCTTGGAATAATTCTTCAATACCCTAAGAGTTATCCGCTCTTCGGGTATATCCTTATTCATTTCATTTTTTCTAGCCTTACTCATATTTAAAACTCCTTATCCTTTAAAAATAAAACACTCCCAACCAAATAACTACCTTTCCAGCCTAATTGTTTTGCGTGACTTGTTGCTAATGTATTTATTCGCTTAAACCTTAGTACTCCATCACCATCACATAACAAAATATTATCGCCATCAAGATGTATCAATTCAACATATCCATCAACCAAAGCCTGAGCTTCCTCTAGTGAAATCTTTTCTCCATTCTTTGGCTGCACCTCTTTGACGATGCAGCCTACCTCGTATAACTTCATGCTCTATAAATTTAAATAAGACATTATTTCTTGAACGGCATCCATATCGTGCTCGACACGCTGCTCATATGTACTTTTAAGACTTTTATAGGTCTTAAATAGTCTAAAACAATAGTGTTTACCTTCAAAGTAAAAAGGCAACTCATTGCAATTCTTTTTGTTTGCCGTAAAATTATAAGGACTCCCATGATGAAAATCAAACTCGAAAGAGCTATTATCATCTTTGCATCGCTCTACTATCTTACTTCTCCATTCTGCAATATGCGCTTGCATCTTTTTCTTATCGTTAGTTACTTCTAACCATAAATCAGTTGACACATACCTAGAAGGACAAAGAGACGATTTTTCCAAAATATCCAACGTAACGACATAAACGTTATTTGTAGCCACTGGCTTCAAAGCTTTCAAAGCTTCATCCAAAGCGTTAGCCAAAGCTTCGTTCTTACAATTATTTTCCTTAAATTGGCTTATTACTTGATATGCTGTATTCTTATCCATAATTCTAAGTTTTAAATTTCAACACCAAAATTTTCTGCAAAAATCTGAAGCATAGTCAACTCCAAAATAACTTTCTTCGCCTCGTCCTCACTCATACCATAGCATACTGCAAAACGCTGACGTAACGTTGCGCAATCCATATCGTGACGCTCGTTTAAGAAAGCTATCATATTTCTTACTAATTCTTTGCTATTCATTCTCTTAGACAGTTTTTGTGGTGTGTCTCACCTTTTATATTATTTGTACTTTTCAATTGTATCAAAGACATTATCTAAAGCCTCATCGCAATACGCTGTACTAGTTACACATGCACCTCTTGAAATCGCCTTGTAGCAGTCTCTAAGACCAAGCAAGCCACTAATAAGCTTAGACGCATCATAGCAAGTAAACTTATTCAAGTCCAATGCATCAATAGCATTTATGCCATTTTCTGTGATAACACCTTTAATCTCATTGATAAACTTCTTCTGCTTGTCGGTAATCATCTTCATAACAATTGTGCTAGTTTTTAACGTGCTCGCCCTGCACTATCTTGCAAGAAACTTGTCTTGCGGCAAATCTTCAAGTATCTCTTAAAGACATTGCAAAGATACGAATTTAATTTCTAACTTGCAAATATTTTATGGTTTTTCTTTTTATATTTAACCTTTGTTTGTGTTTAAGAACACGTTTATCACATACATTAACAATATAGGCAGACTTTCACAAGCCCGCCTATACCAAAAAGAAAATAATACATTATTATATATATAAATTAAAAAGAGTATTACTTGTTGTCATACCTATAAAGAATCACCCTACTTTGCGGAAACACCTTATATATACGCTCTAAGTCTTCAGGTGCATTATCCCTTAGCCATACAAAACAATCCAAGTCCAAAGACAAACCTCCTGATGCATTCCCCACCTCAGCGTTCTCGGAGCGCAATGCTCTGGAGTACATTATCGGCTTAGGTAGATGCCGATGCTTCATATATTGCAGGATTTGTTTTTGAGTAAAATCAGCAAGAGGATAACAATTTCCACCATGAATGTAATTTTCATCCTCATAAGACTTCAACATAAGGCTACGGTTCATCGAGTCTGCTTTTTTCATACCAAAGAACACGTATTCTATTCCGAAACGTATCTTTAAGGCTTTTACGACCATAGAAAGATTAAGTACCTTTACCTTTGGGTTCGGTACACAATACACCCCATAATGAAGATTGTATGTAGTATTCCAATGCGGAATTTGCTCGAACTCTATCTTCGGGTATCTTGCCCTCAGCCAGTTTATCCATCGCTGTATATGTTCCAAGTCTTTTACGAGATACATAAATACACACACTATCCGTTCAAACTTATCATACAATAAGTCCAATGTAACAATGGAATCCTTGCCAAGAGACATCATAACAATGCAATCTGGACTCTGTTCTCTAACCATATCAATTACCTTATTGGCAACTTCTATGGGATTCTTCCTCACTACAAGAGGCTTTACTCGCTTACGTCCCATATTACAATAAACCTAAGACCTGACTTCCGGAAACACGCATAGAGCTAGTGGCTACCATGTGCAGCATATCACAAAACAGCTGCTTCTGTTCCAAGCTTTCAAAGTCGATAAATATGAAGTTATCAATATCTTCCTGCCTTTTCATGCCGACATCAGTACAATGTTGCTTCTGCTCTTTAACCTCTTCCTTTGTCATCTTAGGCTTGGCAGCATGCTCGGCTACAATCTCTTCAGATGTTTTTTCTATATTTGGTAATTCCGTCATTGGTACTGGTTCAGCAACAGAAACCATCGGTTCATTCAGAAAATCCTCACTGAAGTCATTCATACCCGACTCTTTTAAAGAAGCTTCCAAATCATCTTGTAACATCTTGATTTGTTCTGTGTCCTGTTCCGTGAAGCCAGCAGCCTTGAAATCTATTTCGTCTATACTGAAATTCTTAGCAACCAAATTGTAATCTATTGGGTCTTGCGACTTCGCCATAAACAACAACTGCTCCTTTTCGGTCTTCTCGTCAAAATCAACGGCTTCTACCTTGATGTCATAATCGGTTTCGGGAGTACCATCATAACCTTGGATAAGGTCAACACTCATCACTCGCTTATGTCCGTCTATAAGATTACCTGTTGTCTCATTCCATTGAATACCACCAATGAGACCAACTTTCTTTATGTTAGCTTTCTGCTGTTTGATGTCTGCATCGGTATGTACCTTCGGATTACAAGGATTCAGATTTATCTGAGACCTCTTGATTATCTTTGTTTCACTTCCTTTTTTCATTTCAGTTCCTCCTTATTACTATTAGCTTTCAACATGACTATCCTTGCCATAGGGAATACCTTATATATCTTTTCTAAATCTGCCGGATATAACTCTTTGAGATACTTCTGATATTCTATATCCTCAATGTCAACTCCCGAACTTTGCTTATTCGTTCCGCACACCTCTGGGTTCTTCAAGCGATGGTCAAGAATAAAATCCATAATTTCCTTATTCTTATATGTAGATAATGGATAAAACTTCTTCGTCTTCCAATTAATAGCTTCCTTCCCATCCGTATAACTTCTTAGCATAAGTCGCCTGTTCAAAGAATCCGATTGCTTGAATCCATAACAAGCCCACTCAACTCCTAGCTTCTCCCTAAGTTTTTCGGTTATGTCAGCTAGAGTCCATTGCCTTTGTTTTGTGTTCTGCTTTATTCCCATATACCCTGTCTTAATATAATTGAACAAAGCATAATGGGGAACTTGAACAAATTCTATGTTCGGGTATTTGGCTTTAGCGTAATTGTAGTAACGCATGATATGTTCCAAGTCTTTCACAAGATACATGAATACTACAATAACTCGCTTGAACTTCTTGTAACATAAGTCAAGCAAGACGATAGAATCCTTTCCACTCAATGAATGGAAAAGCAATATACTGTCTGTCTCCTTGGAAACATCGTCAATGATTTCTCTTGCTCTTTTTAGTTCTTGCATACATTATTCTCCTTAAAAACAAGGGGTGAATGAAACTTAATCCATTCAACCCCTCTAAGACTTTTAACCTCTTCTAAGTCTGCGGTTTACACGCTCTGTGACGTTATTAGCTGCTGTACGAGCTGCCAATGTACGCATTGCGCCACCGTAAGTAGTTCCTTGTGCGCCAGTGTTACGATATTCGATATTTCTACCACGCTGTCGTCTCTCACCTGCACGAAGACCTGTTGTACGATTTGTTACCGCTCTCCATTGGGTGTAGCGATAACCTCTTGATGCCTCTGACATAGTTGTAACGTTTTAAGTCCACGAATCATAAACTACTCCCCTTGAGGAATTATCTAGGGTCAGTGGACTTACGCCCACCTACTTTAGAGTCGTTTTAGTTACCTTGTCAACAACAAAAAAGAAAAACAAAGGACGCTCTTTCTCTTTTTTAAGCTCCAATGCCTCATACATTTCATCCAGGTCATGACTATCATACTCTTCATGAAGGAAATCCATATCTTCTTTCATTACGATGCATGTGTCATTCACCAAAACATCACAATCGAGATACCACGAGTTGTTATAATCATGGAAGTGGATTGTCTTCACTACTCGCAATGGGTCAACAATACCCTCCTCTTGCGCTTTAATTACATCCTCTTCTTCACCATGCTTTTTAAGGAACTCCAAAACATCCTTGTCAAACAAACGACCAATATAATGGTCTGTATAGGCTCTGTACTCAACCTTCTTCTTGCCTTCAAGAATCTCCTTGGCATTCTTTCTTGTCATAATCAAGTTAAGAACCTCAATAGGTTTGGCTGGCTTGAAATCGGGATACTTCTCTTTAAATGCACTTACCTGCGCATCAAAATCTTCTTTGTTATTACTCATAATTAATTATTTCAAGGAACACAATGCAAAGATAGTATAATTCTTTCATCCAAGCAAATGCGTTCGGGTTATTAAACTCACTTTTGGCAAATTGTGAAATATCATTTCTTTTCACCAAACTTCTCTTCAAATGATTTTCTGACTTCTGTAAACTCGCTGTCATCAATAACATTTGGGTCAAAATTTTCTTCTTTCTTCATATTATCAATCTTTATATGGTTTAACCAATCTATCTTTAGCTTGCGCCAACAGTTGGCACATCTCTCTGAGTTTAGACCGCCTACGACATCGCAAGGTGGAACATCATTCAATGAGTCAAACTCATCAATCTTTATCTTCTCCTTGCTTGGTCTCCAATGCTCTCTAAGACGTTTGTTAGCGTCTGCTCGGTATCTAAACCAACAACAATCTTGTTGAATGCCCTCTCGGAAAATATGGTATACTTTCATCGCTACAAGTTATAAAGTTCTCTGATTTGGTCGCCTGTCATGTTGTAAATTTCCAGTATTCGTTTATCACGTAATTCACAATCATAAAAATTACTATCTTCATCATTGATGCTACCGTCATTAACACGCTCTACAGCTTCTTCTTCACCTGTCGCATACGAAACCGCCAGAAGAGATTTTTCCTTTTTTGTCAGCCCTTTATCGGACAGCGCAACTTCTAGAGCATCATCCAAGCAACCTTGTATTTTACCAGCATATCCGCTCGCTTTATCCAACAACTTGATAATTTTTAGTTCTTTCTTATCCATAGCTTTACAAATTTACAAAACCACCTCTGTTCACACTATCAACGTTCTTTACGAACTCACTAGGCTTTAATAGACTACTAGCGAAGTACTCGAACAAGAGAGAGTTACCAAATCCCTTGACAACCTCGAAAGCCTTATCGAATAGAGCCTTAACCTTTGCTTGCTTCGTGGGAGCGACAGATAAAGCTAGGTCGTCCATCTTCTCACGAATCTCATCGACCATAAGGTCATGGGCTTTAGCTCTACCTTCAGCGGTCTTACCTAATTCTAAATATGTATCTTTAGTCATATCTATAAAACAGTTGTTTCGGTGTGTCTCACCTTTTATATTACGTTGCAAAGATAAGAAAAACACCTAAATCTTGCAAATTATTTAATATATTTCTTTTAAATATTAAATATAATTTATGTTCAGAAACACATTTTAATCTTTAATCACCTCAAAATGAGCATCCATAGCCTCAACAATATTGCATAACGTATCAATATCTGCGTTAAAACGCCCCATTTCAATATTACGAATGTTGTTAGGCTTATAACCTGACTTTTCTGCCAGCTCCTCTAAGGTCATACCGCTAAGTTCACGAACCTCTTTAATCTTCTGACCCATGATGTAGCGATAGAGATTTCGATTGCGATGTTTCTTATCATCATCGGGATTACGTCTTTGCTGAAGATAAGCAATCTCAAAGTTTCTTATCTTCAGACAATTTACCATGTTGTCAAACACCTTGTGCTTAGGCGGAAGAGGAAACCCATCTGCATCCTCTTTAACCAATTCAATCTCGCCACCTTCCGTAGTCTGTATGTACTGAGCGAAGCGCACCGCATCATCGTAGTACATTTCCGTAAATCTTTGTATCATATTTTAAGAATTTTCTGCAAAGGTACACAAAATAACTCACATTTGGTCAAACTTGAAACATACAAATAGGTTTTATTTGGTATTTTTAATACTTTGCGGTATCTTTGCACAATAGGAACAAAAATAATTTAAATCAATAACTATGTGGGTATATAGCGAAAAACAAAAGACATGGGTCAACCTTGAACAAGTTCAGCGAATAGCTAGCGATGGACAAGGTGGATATTTGTTGATAAGTCAAGATGGCAAGAAAACATCCATCGACCAGTCTTGGTATGACAAGGCAATGCGTTGGGTTGACCCTGAATGGTGGGAGAAGCATCCTAATGGCGGAAAGGATTCCTTGAACTTTGAAGATGCTCTGAAGGCTATTATGAAAGCTACAGGTGCAAAAATGGACAAAAAGGATAATGATAAGAAAGAGGGGGAAGAATAGACCTCCCCCTTTCTTCAAAATTCAAACATCGTTCTTTGCCTCTCCTATCATTTTCATAACATATTCCACTACCTTTTCGTTTGCCTTATTGATATTCGTAAAGTCCTTTTGAATATAAATATCAGTAACATCTAGTTGAGAAACATGATTGAGGGCTTCGTGTATGGTATACTTATCAATACCTAGTTTATTTCTTGCTATAGATGCCCAAGTATGACGGGCAGAATAGAAATCGAAACGAGGAATACCCAGTTCGTCAGCTATGAAATGCAATCCCTTATTTATATGCTTATTGAAATTGGCTGCATTGCTATATTTCTGATAGAAATCAAAGACCCTTGTTGTTCCCTTATATTTCCGGAACAAAGGTTTGATGATGTCAGGTACAACAATTTCTATGTGGGCATTATCGTTTCTCCTATCTCTAGTTTTAGCTCTATCGTAGGCGAGTACGCCCTTATTATAGCTGACACATTCATATATGTCAACAGAGTTCATTCCCATCAGAAAGAACGAGAGTACATAACAATCCCTTGCCATACCTACACGTCTAGTCCCCTTGAAATTAAATACTCTTACAAGGTTCTCTTCACTGATTACCCTATCTTTTGTCTGCGGAATATCCCTCGGAACGGAGAATTTATCAAAAGGATTACTTTGGATAATATCATTTCCATTCGTATTATATTCTTTGATAGCTTCATTGAAGATATGCCGCATATTGCCCAAGTATAAGGATTGCGCCCTAGGATGACCATCTAGAAATTTCTTATATCCGTTAAGGAATCTGTAGTCTATGAGAGAAAACGGCAGCTTACGGCAACCATTATAGCGTGCAAGGGAATTGAGCATAATCAGATAATTCTTCTTTCCCTTATTATCGGATTTCTCAACCCACTCTTCGGTAAAGGAAAAGAAGTCTAAATCCTCTGTCTTTTTGCCTATATCAATCAAATGTTCACATATCCAATCAATATCCACATCTTTACCTAGCAAGTCTACCTCTAAGTCATAGAGTGCATCCTTCATAACATTCATTTTATCTTCAATCGTCTTCAATATCTTACGTGAAGAAATCTTTCCGGCTCTAGACAAGTCTGAGTCAGAAACAACTATATTGGTAGGAAATCTTTTTCTCTGTCCCTTATGAGAAAGGACAATAGACACCTTTCTTGTCTTGTCTTGCTTTGGTTTTCCAAGCTCGTATGTTATTGTAGCCATAATATTTTTCCTTTAAATTTACAACATTTTGCGGCAATTTTGCGGAAAATGCGGCAATTTTGCGGCAATTTTACACTTTACTTGTAGTACTCAGAGCCTACTTGTGGAATTTTAAAATCTTCTAACAAATCGTTTCTGTTTCATAAGCAAAAGTTCATTATACGTCCATAAACACCTATTTCACAGACATTTATAAAGAAAAATGGTGAAACAACCTATACGATTATTTCACCATTTCTTGTTTATTTTTATCGTGATTCCGTTGGGGTTCGAACCCAAGACCCACAGCTTAGAAGGCTGTTATAC